TGTGATAAGGGTTGAAAAATCGCACATTTTATCATTGCCATTTTCATCTTTACCGTCAATCAGGCATTTTTCATCAAGTTTAATCGACGAAATACAAGTATGTGCCTGAAGCATCAAGAATGTTCTGTCAATTTCTAATAAAGCGTTGAAAGTTTCAATATTAACGCCTTTACCGTTAAGGGCGGCAAGTTCGCTACGTGCGTCGATTAAATTTGCACGTGCGTCGAGAAATTTGTTAATATCAAATTTTTCGTCGTGTACGCTATACAGTTCTTCTCGTGTCACTGTCTCAAAGTCAGCGTCTTTCAACGTTGTTTCTTCAAGGATTTTTGTATATGTATCATAAGTCTTTTTTGCGCTGTCGCGTAAAGACTGATATACCAGAAAACGAACATAGTTATAAACTTCTGTCGCTTTTTCCGGAATAACGTTAACTGCTTTGACCTGAATACGTGTACTATCGAATGTTTTTGTCATAATTATATACCTCTTTTATTCTAAGATTTTTAGTTGTTGTCAGTTGTTCGCCATGCTTTATCTCAGCTATGGTTACTATATCCCGACACTAATATGTACTTGTATAAACGTGTCTTACCAACGTTCTACACACTGTTGCGTGTGCCACATCAAGAGACAAAACACGGTGAAAGTTGCACTTGTCGTAAACATGTACAATACTGCCATAGGCAGTAACTCTAAACAAGACGCCTGATTGAAATTGTAACGTTGTTTAGAAACATTCACCTATATGTGAGTTGTGCCCTATGAGCTTTTGTTATCGAGTTGCAAGTCCGTGTCAGCTACTGCCGACTATACCGCCCACCTACGGTACTTTAACGCTTTTCCGCGCCCCCTTGTTAGGGTTATTGCCTACCATGCTTTTCAGCGACTTTCAAAACTTTTTCTTGCCTATGTTAGCGCAAGCCGTCTGTCCGTCCATCACTTAAGATTGAACATACCGCATTCACATAGAAATTTCCATGCAAGTGCCTTTTCGACAAATGGTAACATTGATATAGGGTTGTTATTCCCTGTCGCATTTTCATTTCTTGACAGCGACTGTCACGAACCACACTTTAGCCCTGTATGATAAAGGGGGATGGACTGCTGAAAAATCAGCGTCCTAATTGCGATACTACGGAATACTTTGAAAATGCTTTTACTTATGATATGCGCCCCACATGGGCATTGGACATATCACATGTATTTGCATGTTCGCGATATTCAATTGAACCGCTCAAGTGTTTACCGTCCCTTCGGACAACTATATAATACCAAAATCATTTGTCTAAAAATGAAAATGTATAAAAAAAGTTATAGAATATTTATTCATATAAATACATAATTCGTGCATAAAACATGTATATATGCATAAAATTAGCTATATTATGCATAAAATTAGCAGTAATTGGAATTACTCAAAAAGGGGGTACTTTTAACGCCAAAATGGGCTAAAATTACCCAGAAAGACCTAAGCCGGTTAACTTCCACACTGACTTGAAAAATACGCCCTCTCTTCCTATTAAAATGTAACGCTCCCCACATCACCAAACTCCTATAATCACCGCCCATATTGTTCCACGTTCCCTCAAATCTCACCTCACACTACCCTCCAACCCCCATCTACCGTCCATATTTTCAAACGCATAATCTCAAATATTTCAGTTAATTTAGCTTCTTTTCTTGACAAATCCATCTTCCTGTGCTATTATCTCATTATCAAAACAAGCTAAATTAACTCAGTATGCAAATAAAATCTACAAAATCCAAATATCCACAACTTGTTTTGATAATTCAATAACATTAAATAACACATCAATAACTCGTAAACCTTAGCAATAACAGGAGGACAAACCAAAATGTCACATCAAACAGAATACGATCTCAGAATGAGATCCTACAAATCAATTACAGATGCTCATCTAATCCCGCGTACTCCAGTGATCATCCAAATCGATGGTCGTGCATTACATACTTTTACCAGGGGGTTCAAAAAACCATTTGATCAGGTACTTATGGCTGCTATGCGCTATACTGCAGAATACCTCTGTAGAAATATCCAGGGCTGTGTCCTGGCTTATACTCAATCAGATGAAATTAATCTTCTTCTTATTGATTATGAGAAACTTGAAACTTCACCATGGTTTGATAACCGGGTCCAGAAACTTGCTTCTATAGCAGCATCTATGGCCACTAATTATTTCAATCAGAAATTTAAAGAATTAGTAAAAATTATCGGCAGAAGATATTATTCTCCAAACCACAGCTATGATCGTGCATTACTCAAAGGAGCAGAATTTGCTGCATGTGTATTCAATCTCCCACGAGAAGAAGTCACAAACTACTTTAACTGGAGACAGCAGGATGCAATTCGTAACTCTATTCAAATGGTTGGTCAAGCACATTTTTCTCAGACCGAACTAAATGGTAAATGTAATCAAGAAATCATAGAAATGCTTATTCAGCAAAAAGATATTGACTGGAACAAACTTAAAATTTACAAACAGCGCGGTACCTGTATCATCAGATCTGCTCATAGTTCTTTCTTATTAAATGGTAAACAAATTACAGCAGATACATGGTCTCATGACTTCGATATTCCACGATTCACAGGTGAAGGTCGCGATTATATAGAAAGATATCTGTATCCGGATGATCCAAACAACACTACTTCTCGAAAGGACGGAAATAATTAAATTATGCAGAGCAAAGAACATAAAGATACAAAATATGCTTGGCAGTTAGAACGTGACAGTGATTACACTTCTGCTACAGCATTTGACTCTATAGAAGAATGCATTGCAGACGCTCAAGACTATTTTGCAGAAGAAAATGTAAAAATCAAATCAATTACAATTCAGGAACTTAGACCATATGAAATCTCTGTTGATGCAGAAAGAGTTCTTGAAGTTGTCTGGGAGGAAGCAGAGGCAAACGTTGGTGATCTTGTAGATGACTGGTTAGATAGTAGAACAGCTTATACTACTGAACAACTCAATGATCTTTCTGAACGCCTAACGGGGGTAGTTAAAACCTGGCTGAAAGAAACACATAATGAACCGGATTTCTTCCATATTATAGGAGAAAAAGAAATTTCAATATGTAATATACCACAATAGGGGGATAAATCATGGTAATACTTATATGTATTCTTTTATTTGTATTAACCGGCATTGGATGTTGGGCTTTATGTGCTGCATCTGATACTGATGAATATGATGATGAAGAAATTAAATATGATCAAAATGATGAGAACAAATTTAATTAAACAATAAAGGAGAAAAACAAAATGAGTACTTATACAACAAACACAAAACCAGAATCCAAATTTGAAGACGTACCAGAAGAAGTTCTCACAGACCCAACAATGAGAACAGCACTTGGAATGGATCCTATCCCAGGGATGAATACTCCGGTGGATGACAAGCAGATTTCAATGTTTGATTATATGCAGAACAAAAACAACTCTTCTACATCTTCTTCTACTACTACCACTGCTGCCCCAGAGGTGACAGTTTTCAAGAATCTAGTTCATCCAGAATTTGGTGAACTGAGAACTGTTGAGATTGATGGGGAACCTTGGTTCGTAGGTAAGGATGTAGCTGCTGCGTTAGGGTATACGAATTCAAGAGATGCGATTGCAACTCATGTATTTGCTGATGATAAGGGGGTAGAAAGTATCGACACCCTTGGAGGCAGACAGAAAATGACAATAATTAATGAATCCGGATTATATGCCTTAGTTTTCGGAAGCCGATTAAAAATAGCAAAGGACTTCAAGCATTGGGTTACTTCTGAAGTACTTCCCTCTATCCGCAAGAATGGTGCTTACATCCGTAATCAGGAAAATATGACTCCGGCAGAGATCGTGGCTCGTGGTCTTATTGCTGCTCAGAAAATTATTGAAGAAAGGGAGAAAGAAATTGTACATTTAAATAATCGTTGTGGCAGGCTGACTCAGACAATAGCTGAAAAACAGGATGTCATTAATGCTATTTCCAGAAATGTACCGGCTCCAACAAAACGTATGATGCTGAACAGAGTAATGAGACGACGATCCCCAGAGCTGGCCCAGAGTCGATGGTCTTACTTATACGCAAGGTTTGACGAGATTTATCATAAAAATGTTAAGATCCGCATGAAAAATTATAATGCAGAACCAGGACATAGAAAATGCTATTCTATTCTTGATTTTATTGAAAAAGTACTTAATATGCTTGATGAATTATATGACTTGGCAGTAAAACTTTTCGAATCTGATTTTACACAGCTTATGCAGGAAATGCATTTATTACGTATGACTGATGAAGAATATGAAGACGAAGAATACTGGAAACGTGTACTTTAAGATAAGGAGGGAATGGTAAGAGTGCCTGCCGGTGCTCTTACCTATTAAAAATATGAGTTATTTACCAATCATAAGATTTAAAAATAGATGGCAAACATTCGATTTAAATTTACATTATCCATATTCAGTAAATGGGAAAATTATTAATTATACTCATTTAGGATATAGAGGTGATGCCTGTTATATTGTTGATAATGAATATAATACATATTATCTTCCTCATGATTACGCTGAAATTATTAATGATGCATTAAAATTACATAGCAATATCTATCATGAATGTGACACAGATTCACATAGACGTCAAATAATAACAAAACTCGAAAATATGAATAGACGTGAATATGGCGGGAATGATTTTGAATTACTTAATAGTGTATTGGCAGAACAAAGTAGAAACAGCAATTGTATTCATGGCAGAATCTTATACGATACTACGTGCAATAAAGCATATGTATATAACTGTGATGGAACCATACTTTGTGCTATACGTTTGTGTCACCTTGAACCATCATCTACGCAAAGAGGTCGTAGGTCTGAAGTAACATCTACTTTTGAAGAGGAACTTAATATTAACAATATTAACAATTTTAATAGGCTGATAGATAATGTAAGGGCATCTTCTAATAGTTATGAATTTGAGAGAGGATACTTTCGTAGTTTTGTCTCAAGCCGATTCAAAACATACATTCATCAATTTAATTATGTCCCAAAATACATAAAACATTTTATGCCTGGAGAATCAGAAGATACTACTCTCCTGCTCGGAGCAGAGATTGAAGTAGGTGGAAATAATAATATCTCTTCTGATAATGACAAAAATTCCACAGTAAAAAAATGTATTCAGATTATGAATGGATCTGATAGTGATGAAGAAAATCTTATTTACAGTACACATGATAGCACTGTACAGATTGAATTTGACACTATGCCATGCAGTTTGGAATTTCATAAGAACAAAATGAACTACCGTGAAATGTTCGAATATCTTGATAAAGAAGGATATAAAGGTCATGATTGTGAAACTGCCGGATTACATATTCATGCGAATCGTAGCTATTTAGGGAAATCAAGAATATCACAAGAGTTAGTTATATCTAAGATCCTTTATATTCTTGAAAAATTTAATGATGAAATTTGTGTGATTGCAAGGCGCGACAATGACTATAGTGAATTTGCCGGTGAAAAGCAAAATGAAGATTCAATAGTTGAACTGTATGGTAAGTATAAGGATAAAGGTAAACGTGCTGCATTGAATTTACAGCATAAGGATACCATTGAATTTCGTATGTTTAAAAGCACTTTAAAATATGAAACATTTATTCTTACATTAGAGTTTGTAAAGGATATTATTGATTATGCTAAGTCTGTTGATATTGAAGAGATTGAATTGGCAAAATGGTCCGATCTGATGAATTGTTTTTCTTCTGAATTACGTAAGTATTATGAATTTAGGTATCAGAAAAAAGTAAAAGATATAAACGGATCGACTGCAAAGCAAATTCGTAAACGAATCTCTAAATTAAAGTCAGAACTAAAAAATAGTATGAATTTCTTCCAAAAAACTAAGTTACAGCAGGAAATTAGCAATCTTGAGAAGGTATATAAAAAATTAAATAAAAAAGAGAAGGAAGTAGCGCAAGCGAAACAGAGAGCTATAAATTTTTATAATTCTATATAATAAGGAAGGAGAAATATCATTTGTCTGAATTCGGATTAAAAATAAAAAATATAAAGGCCGGAACTCTCTTTGGTTATAACCAGGGAATCAGAAACCGGTACGATTATACTGAAGCAATGTTCAGTAACAGTCTATTCAGTGATTATATTATACAGAATGGACTTAATGTTTGGAATGATACCAGTACACGAGATATTATTTGTCTTGATTTTGATTTTGGAAGTCGTAGTTATGAAGAAGAAATGGATCACTTGCTAAAGCAGTTTGGACCATTTGAACATGATAAATCTTTATCTGAGGAATCCAAGGAACGTATTAGAGCAATATTTCGAAATGTGATTGATAATAAAGACAATTATATGAAATGTTCCAAAGATGAAATCCGGGAAATATTCTATGAAAACGGTGTAAATGTTGAATACATTTCTTCATATACAAAGAAAGAAGGTGAAAAAAAGACTGTTATTAATTATAAAATGCTATACCGCAACTCATCTAAGGCAAAAGTCGGACAGGTGATGTTTATTAACTCAAAGCTTTATAAAAAAGCATATAACTGGCTGACAATGGGTATTGGAAAGAAAATGCCGATGGAAAATGCTAAGATTGTAGAGATGTCGGCATATGCTCCTCTTACAACCAGTACAATAGTTGGAAAGTTCTATTGTCCTGTAGAAGCCATTCTTATTATTAAAGATACGGATAGTTTCTACAAGACAATAGCCAAGATCGTAAAAGCTGAGGATTATGTAGTTCAGGAAAAAGTTCTGGATGAAACTGCTACAGAAATTGCAAAGCAAAGAGCTATTGCTGAAGGAAAATTTTTAAAAGACGGTGTTACTCCGAAATATACTAAGAGATATAAACGAGTAAATGTTATAAAAAAGAAATGTGTCGTTCATGATGAAGAAACCGAGGTAAAAAATACTCTCTGGGATGGAGAAATGCTGATTGAATCTGATATTTTGCCGGAATGGGTTAATGGTATGGCTCTTTTAAGGCAGCATTTCTTTAAGGCATGTGGGATTCGTACTCATATTCAGTTATTTTTTAAGGATTGGTGCGAAAAAACTGGACATGATTATGAAACTTATGCAGTACAAGATATGTTCGGAGTTTGGCATAAGCTCAAGGATATTCGCATGATTACAACTGATAATGCTATTAAATGGAAGAAATTCATGAATTTAATGGGTAATACTCCTGCTGAAGCTTATAAGTATTGGTGTGATCGCGTAAATGCCGATGGATCTTACTGGGGGATAGTAAAAACCGATCATCCAAGTAAATTAGGCGGTGTGCAGCAGATGAGTTATCAGATGGTTAATACTCTTCCCTCCTATAATATAGATGTTCCATCTCCTTGCTCTACTGATGATGTGCGTAAACTGGCAAAAACCAGTGTGGATTATGTAGAGGGGATGAAAGATGATAACAATCTTTATGTACAGTATCTTAGGAAGAATGCTACGATAATAAATCATTATGAGATGCTGGCAGATTTATATGATTGGAATAAGGATTTTGGAAATAGTACATGGTTCCGATTAGAGAAACGTAAAATTATCAATCAATATGTAACCAGGCTTAGAACAGGCAAAATTACAATTGATGGAGATAATCTTACAATATTTGGAAATCCATATGCTCTTCTACTCAAATCTGTAGGAATGGATCCGGAATCAGATCCTACTCTTAATATTGAGCCAGGAACTATTCAATGTTATACAAAACGTTTTCAAGATGGAGAATATCTTTGTGGTATTAGAAATCCACATAACAGCCCAAATAACATCTGTTACTTACATAACACATATAGCGATGAAATGCAACGATATTTTGTATTCAGTAATAATATCATGGCAGTAAATTGTATTCATACAGATATTCAGGATCGTGCCAACGGCTGCGACTTTGATTCAGATTTCTTTTTTGTGACAAATAATGAAGTAATGGTTAAAAGTGCTAAGGCTGCATATGAACAGTATCCTACTATTGTTAATAAACTCAAAGAAAGTGGCCTTACATATAAGAATACAATGAAAGAATACGCTCGTATGGATAATAAATTCGCCAAATCACGTATTGGTATTGGAGAATCAAGTAATCTCGCACAGCTTGCAATGACTTATTATTGGACTAACCCAAGTCGTGAATTATATGACAACTTTGTTATTCTTTCGGTACTAGCTCAGGTTATTATTGATGGATGTAAACGTGAATATGAAGTGGATGCTATAGAAGAAATAAAGCGTATTAAAAAACTTCCTTGTATGCAGCAGTTAGAGGAAGTTGAGGACGAATTTGGTAATAAGAAACAGGTGCGTCGAGATTTTCCAGAATTCATGAGATATACGCGTAAGATTCAATATACAAAGAACGGTAAAGAGGTGGAAAGAGAATTGGTTGATCAGCAGAAAGAAAAGTTATCTGGAAGAATTTCTTCCTATTATATATGTCCGATGAATAGTTTACAGATTGTTATGGATGATATCAAGCCGATACATTCTACTAATACTATTCCTACTGAAGATCTTGTAATAAAAGTAAAAGGCAAAGCAAACGCTAGGCAAATGGAAAAAATTTTAGGATATGCAAAAGAACTTGAGCTTTTAAGTAAAGATAATATGTCTGATGATGAAATTCTTGCATATACCGAGAGATTCGATCAGATTTTAGCGGAATTAAGAAAAATAAAAATAAAAAATCCAAAGACTATGAGCAGATTGATTGAAATTGCTCTTAATACAAGTAATATGGGAAGAAAAAAGGATTATTCACGTTATACAAGAAATCTTCTTAATCTATTATATAGAATGGACAGAGAAGCATTCTTACAAAATTTCTCGAAAAACTGCAGAATGTCTGAAAAAAAATCAGCCTAAAACCCTTTAAAAGTAACAAAAATCGTAAATACAAATTCGTCCGGTATATGAGTGGAATAACTTTTCGCTTCGTTGCATCTTCAGGCACATATTTTGCGCAGGATATGTGTACATGTATGCAGACAGCTGTTTGAAGAAAAGCGAAACTCTCCGCGCTGTCTCCAATGCGTGTTTAAATATGGGATTCGAATTTTTTTTGTGTAGTAGCCTGCCGTGGGCGTTAAATACACGGCTAAAAAAATCAAATATATTTGACTACAAGGAGAAAGATCATGAGTAATTATAGAATGTCCAAAGGGACAACAGAACACTTTACATCACTTGAAGAAATGAGAACTGCATGGGGAATGAAGCCCGTGACAAAGAAAACTTCTGATAAGAAGAAATTAAAAGAACAACAGGAAAGATTTCTTAGTAAACATAAGTGTAAAGCATGTGGCACCCCAATGACATATATACATGGTAATGTTATGGCTTGTAAAAATCCTGAATGTAAAGGGATTGAAATCAAGCGCGAAGATAAAGACGGTAATGAAATGGTATCATATATCAATTCCTTCTGTACTTTAGACGATCTTGGAGCTGAAATTGCATCAAACATTTTCAGCGAATAATTGAAAATTAAATATTGATAATTCAAGGCAGTGTGCTGGTCAGTACACTGCTTTTGCTTTATATAACTATTATTTTTATGAGAAAAAGGAGAACTAACAATGAATAAAGTTGAATTAATTAAGGCTGTTGCAGAAGCAACAAATAATACACAGAAAGATATTAAAGTAATTATGGAAGCTGTGCAGGACGTAACATATGGTGCGCTGGTTGAAGGCGACGAGGTAAAACTGATGGATGGTGTTACTCTTTCTGTTGTACATAAGGATGCACGTATTGCACGTAACCCAAGAACAGGTGAATCTGTTGAGGTCGATGCAAAGAACGCAGTAAAATGCAAATTTGGTAAGGCAATTAAAGACGCTGTTAATGCGTAAATAATACTTTGAGCCTGTAGAAATACAGGCTCTATATTGGAATGTAGGATAGTTTGGCAATCCGCCTGGTTTGGGACCAGGACATCGCACGTTCAAATCGTGTCATTCCAACTGCGGGATAGAGGAGTGGATCCTTGCTAGGTTCATACCCTAGAGACGATGGTTCGAATCCATCTCCCGCTATTTGTCATATACAAATGTATATGCCAACCCTTTCTGTTTAATTAATTACATTATGGAGGCTTGGCTCCGATAGTGCGCTGTGAGGCGTATAAAGGCAGATTTACACACTGTCGCTGCGGTATAAGCAATTATACTGCAGTCAATCTAAGCAAAACTGACATGCCAGAGACTCAAAAGGTCTCGTTTCGTATAGGTAAGTGAAAAGATTAAATCCTATGCGGAAATAGTATCATGAAACAGGGAACGATAAGGTGGTCCAAGGGCGACTGCTGAGGAACACTTTCCGGCCGCAAACTGGATAGTTCATGCAAACTGTGAAGATATGATGGTGAATCAGGAGGTTATTCAATCTGAGCATTTATTAAGCAAAGGTGATAGCCATTTGTATAAGTGAATTGGTATGTGCCAAATTAGCTTGTATGGACATTTAGTAGGGATAATAACCGAACGATATGAAGGTGTGATGCATTCTTATCCTCAAAAGGGATCGGAGCGTCTGGTGTAGCACATCTTCAGTAGAGAAGACTTTTCAGATAATAATTACTTATACTTATTGAATTTTAAAAGGTTAAAAGATTTAATAGAAACTACAAGTGGGATATTATATTATACAGCGAAAGTCTACACCTCTGCATAACGAAAGCAGCCTAATACCATAGTATATTTTATGCAATATGGTCATTGATGAGTCTCGCAAGACTCTGATATGTTTGTCCGATTCTGCACAGTGTTCTTAGCGGAACTTTGTGGCGCGGCAGCGTCAATGGAATGATGACAACAGAGTAGTTATGCGGCTAAAGAGAAGTGCCACTCTTAAACAAGGCGGTTGTTGAAGCTTACTATATGTGCGCGAAGCGGCGTATAGTGGATAAGAAAAGAAACCATAATGTTTCGAAAGAGCTTCTATATTTATGTGTAATCTCAGCATAAATAAAAAATATTAGAAAATAGTTTAACTGGCAAAACATGATCTCGCGAATCAAATGTAGGTTCAACTCCTGCTTTTCCAGCTTAAATATATGGGAAGTGCCAATACGAGGCTACTTATGATAGAAATGCGGCATTTTTTGAATAGGTCTGAAAGAACACGAGCCGCGGATAATTGTGTTTTAGTAAGTAATAAAATAAAAAGAGGGGCAGCACCTCTGCTTCCCTGATAAGTCCGGTTAGTCTAGCGGTATAGGACACTGCCCTTTCAAGGCGGTAACATGGGTTCAAATCCCATTAGTCACCTTTATTTGCGCCTTTCGTATAATTGGTAGTACAACCGGCTCCAACCCGGTTAGTCAGAGTTCGAGTCTTTGGGGGCGTGTTAGGTAAGTTCCAGATACCTTGTAGCGAAAAAATCTGGCGGGATTTAGTCAGGACGAGACGCGGCTAAGTTTTTTAATAATTTTACCGAAAATTATATGGAAAGTTAAGGTTCCAACAGAATATATGACCTCCACTTATGGTTATATATTCGATAAGGGTAGCTGCCCATCTTAACACAAGGGAGAGTAGCCTAGCGGCGAAGGCAAGGGACTGTAAATCCCCCACAAAGAAACATCGAAGGTTCGAGTCCTTCTTCTCCCATGAGGTTGACAAATTAAATCAAAATTCCATAAAACAAGTAGATAAGTTTTACCATGGAAAGTGCTTGCACTTTGATTGGGTTTATTAAAGGTTTTTGTCTCTGATTGCAACAGATAATGAGCCTTTGAGTCTACAAATAAATAAAAGTGAGGAAACTTAATTGGTTAATATCAGTCAAAAAGAAGCAGAATACTTACGTAATCATGGAAGAGCTTTTGATGTGCGTGTACGTAATAAGCACCATAAAAGTAAAGCAAAAAGCTATTTTCTTGTAGAGCATGTTCGTAGTGTCGAGATGTTAAACAGATACAGAGAATCAATCAATCAGACCGATTTTCTTACTGTAAAACCGAGAGATAAAGATTTTCGATTTTAAGCAGTAAAATAATTTGAAAGTTGGTGTTTGACATAGGCAGGAAGAAAAAAGAAGATGGCATTTACTTTATAGGTCAAAATGCTGACGATGTTACAGGTAGCTGCACTTATATAAAATATAATGGAAAAAAAATATTACTTGAATGCGGATTATTTCAAAACAATAATTATCTGGATTCATATAATATCAATTCTCAGAAATTTCCATTTAAACCTTCAGAGATCGACTATGTTTTTGTAGGACATACACATGTTGATCATATTGGTTTACTTCCAAGGTTAATAAAAGAAGGTTTTAATGGAAAAATTATCGCTTCACATGCAACTGCTCAATTAATGAAGCCATTATTATATAATTGTGCTTTTATATTGTTGAGTGAAGCAAATGCTTTATCATTTAAATATAAACGTAACTACTCTCCTATTTACACAGAAGAGGATGTAGCTACGACTTTAAATTATATATATGAATATGATAATGTACATGAATTATATGTTCTTGATGAAATAGTTTCTTTTAAATGGTTTGAAAATAGCCATTGTCTCGGAGCTAGACAGCTTCAATTAATTCTTAAAGATAAAAATGGTGTATCAAATTCTATATTATACACTTCTGACATTGGATCCCTGAATACAAAAAATCATTACGTTCCAAATACTGAAATTCCAAATGTTTTTAATAAAGTATCCATTATGGAATGTACATATGGAGAACCAGGCAGAATTAATAAAAAGACAAGAAAATTTGATTTAGAACATTTAAAAGCAGCAGTTGATACGGTTACAGAACGTGGAGGAACAGTAATCATGCCATGTTTTAGTTTCAGCCGTACACAAGAAATTCTTACCAATTTATATAACATTTTTCATGATGATATAAATTTCAAATATGACATTGTAGTTGATTCAATATTATCATGTGATATTTGTGATCTATATACGACTCTTCTATCTGAAGACGATTTGAAATTATGGAATAGTGTATGCAATTGGGAGAATGTGAAGTTTATAAAAGAAAAAGAAGATTCCTTAGCATGTGTAAAAAATCATTCACCAAAAATTATATTAAGTAGTTCTGGATTCTGTACAAACGGCAGAATCCTTTCTTATTTACATGAGTATTTAAGTGATGAAAAAAGCATGGTGATTTTTAGTGGATATACGGGAGCAGACAATTCTTATTTATCATATCGAATTAAAAATTATAAGGAAAATAAATTTATAAAAATAAGTGGCGATAAGGTTGGAAATAAAGCTGACTGTATTTCTTTAGGTACATTTTCAAGTCATGCCAATAGAAATGAACTAATTGAATTTGGATCGAAGATAAATACAGAAAAATTAGTTTTAGTTCACGGATCTGTTGTCGCGAAAAACAGTATAAAGGAAGACTTAAAAGAAGCCATATCTAAAGAAAACAAATCATTTAAAGTGATTGCTTCATCAAAAGATATGGTTATTTATTTATAGGAGAACAAGGAATATGGAATTTTTAGACATTTTAGAAGACGATAGTCTCTATCAGAGCACTATCAAGGAGCATTTAAAAGAAAGAAAAATTATTGTCAACGAAACTATTGATGACAATGTTATTGAAAATATATGTTTAATGATCATGAAATGGAATAAAGAGGATAAGGCACTTCCGGCATCATGTAGGAAACCAATTTATCTCTATCTCAATTCAGATGGTGGTGATGTTATTTCCGGGTACCAGGTTTTAAGCTCTATTAAGACGTCTGTTACTCCAATTATTACAGTGGGATTTGCCAAATGTGCTTCTATGGCATGTTATATTCTGGCCGCAGGACATAAACGTTACTGCTTCCCAAATACAGTAGTTCTTTATCATGATGGACAGACTGGATATGTAAGTTCATCTAATAAAGGTAAAGATATTCAGAAATTTTATGATAAATTAGAGCAACATCTGAATGATTTTATGGTAGAACATACAAATATGACTGCAGAATATCTTGAGGAAATCAAGGATCGCGAATATTATATGTTCCCAGATGAAGCAAAAGAAAAAGGAATTGTAGATAAGATTATTGGTATTGATTGTGAGTTATCAGATATTCTTTAATACTGAATATTAATTTAAACTTTCACAAATATCATTTTACTATTATACGTTCAATATGTCAAGGAGAATAAGGAGAAAATAACATGGAATTAAAAAAAACTGTTAAATATGATGGTAAACTCAAAGGTCTTCATATGGTAGACGAACAACTTGTAGATATGGATGGTGAAATCATTGATATTTTAGATATCTTTGAAAAGGCATATGGTGATAAACCTTTTGACATGTCTACTACTACTAAGACTGAGGAAATCATCAATCTTGATGAATTAGATTAAGGTATTTTATATGGATAATAACGAATTTCTAAAAGAACAGCTTGATCTTATTAAGAAAAAACAAATAGATACATCTATTGAGTGGCAAGATGTTGCAGATTTTCGTTCTAGTCATGGTAAAGAGCCAGAGCACCGCGATACAATTCGTAAAGGGTCTAAATTGCTTTTAGAATATATAGATGCAGGATGGGATTTATTCCCATCCTCTTCTATTCAATTAGGACGATTTTCTGATGAGATAGCTTTAAAAAAAGAACGTATTAAATTACAGACTGAAAAGCAAGAATTTAATAAATGGATTCGTGAGTATTCTAGGGATGAACTAATTGCCGAACATATTGTAAATGCTGTTAATCAATTACAGCCATTAAATGTACCAGGGTACATTCCTCCAGTACATATGAATAAAGAATATCTTCTTACAATTTCGGATGCTCATTTTGGAGTTGAGTTTAAGATTAAAGATTTATATGGAAATATTTTAAATGCATATAGTCCGGAAATATTCAAGAATCGTATGTGGGATTTATACAATAAAGTTATTGAGCAAATTCAAAAAGATCATATTCAAGTTTTAAATATTTTTGAACTAGGCGATGCCTTAGATGGAATTCTTCGTGCAAATTCTCAGCTTATGCAGTTGAGATATGGAATAATTGACTCTGCCATATTATATGCTGATTTTTTATCTACATGGCTTAATGAATTAAGTAATCATGTTCGAATTAAATTTCAAATGGTAAAACGTTCGAACCACAATCAGCTGAGATTAGTAGGACAGCCTAAAAATGCTTTTCCAGATGAAGATATGAGTAAATCCATATTGGTTTTTATGAAAGAACGTTTGAAGGATAATCGTAATGTTGAAATTATAGAAAATCCAACCGGTCTTGTATATGCACAACTTGCAACATATACAATTCTTGGAGGACATTTTGAGACAAAAAATCTAGGTGATTCTTTGAAAGATTTTTCAAAAACATATCAAGTGCCTTTGGATTATATTATTTCAGGTCATTGGCATAGTTTGGCTACTGGAGATGTTGGGATTAATTCAGAATATATTTCTGTACGTTCGATTATTGGTGTAAATCCGTATAGCTATTCAATTAATAAGGTGTCAAATGCAGGAGCCTCTATGTTTGTATTTGAACAAGGAAATGGTCTTGTAGATGAACATCATTATAAATTGTAAAGGAAAATATTTATGGAAACAAATAATGAAGAACAGTTTGTCGAGTTCGACGAAATATTAAATTTTATACATGAGAATACTGGATTTGATAAAGAAGTTATTGAAAAAGTGCTTGATGCAGAAACGAGATTTTTAATTAAATCTGGTATTGCTACTGAACTTAAAGAATAGTATGAGTGGCGTTGCTGCTTATATTATACATTTCAGGAGAGCGTTCTTGCTCTCCTATTTTCTGGGCGTATGGCGCAACTGGCAGACGCGCCTGACTTAGGATCAGGTTTTTGTAGGTTCGAATCCTACTACGCCCATTTTTTTATTATGAGTACAAGGAGGAGTTGTTTATGGCAACAACTAAGAAAATTGAGCCGGTAAAAATGACTCCGACTCAGATGAAGAAAAAAATAGAGGCACTCGAAGAAGAAATTCGAGTATATAAAGAAGATACCGCATGGTGTTATATGTGCGGAAAACCCAAAAAGAAAAATAGAGAAAATTTTTATAAAAATACGGATCCTTTAGTAAAGTCTGGATATGCAGCTATTTGTTCTGAATGCGCCAGAAAGATTGCATTAAGAACAGATGAAAATGGAGAAGAACATAAACCGACAAAAGAGTCGATTATTCTTGCTCTTCAGTATTTGAATAAACCGTTTTTAGAAAATGTCTATAATAGTAGTGTTCAAGCAGCTGAAAGAAATGCTGGTATTCCAGGAGCAAAACAAAATGCATGGAGTACATATATAAGAACTATTGCAATGCAGCAATATTCTGGAAAACAATTCAAGGATTCTGATTTTTTTAAACAAAAAATTATATATGAAGATGAAAAGACTCCTGCAGATGTTATAAAGGGCAAGGAGTCCCAGGATAATTATGAAGGTTTTGAAAAGAATAAAGCTGATGTAATTAGGTTGATTGGATATGATCCATTTGAACAAGAAGCATTGTCTGATCAACCATTTCTATACTCTCAATTAATTGGGTTACTTGATTCTAGTGAAGACGCAAATGACGATATGATGCGTACTGCTTCTGCTATTTCTATTGTAAGAGCATTTTTACAGCAATCAAAAATTGATAATGCTATTGCTACTTATATGTCTGACGTTCAAAAACTTAGAACAAATTCCGCTACAATAAAAACACTACAGGCGAGTAAAAAAGATCTTACTGCCATCATTAAGGATCTCGCTGCTGAAAGTTGTATTTCTTTAAAGAATAATAAAAATGCTAAAAAAGGTGAAAATACTTGGACTGGTAAAATACGTAAAATCAAAGAAATGAATTTGCGTGAAGGTGAAATAAACGGATTCGATATCGGAACTTGTCGTGGTATGCGTCAGGTTATGGATATGAGTAATGCTTCTATATTGAAGCAGCTCCGACTGGATGAATCAGAATATTCTGATATGCTAGCAGAACAAAGAGAAATGATAACAAAGCTTCGTGATGATTTGGACAATTACAAAGAAATTTCTCGTATTTTATTACGTGAAAATATTGATCTTAAAGATTATATGGAAGAACATAATTTAATAGAGCCGGATAATTTAGTTGATTTGAATGAACTATTCTCCTGCTTCTCCTCTGATGAAGAGGAAGAAACGGAGGTGACTGGTGATGATGAATCCGGATCTGATTCAAGAGCTTCCGAAGCTTAATTATTGTGAACAGGGAAATAAGATTTTTGTAAAGCCTGGAGTTTACCCATTATCTTCACGCAAACTTGAAGGTTTTATGAAAATTGCAAATCTTCAGAAATATTATCAATGCAATCCTGTAAGATTTATAAATGATTTTTTTAATATAGAATTACTTGATGCACAAGCATGGGTAATTCAGAGAGCCTGGAACTGTCCGAATGTTTTGTTAGTGTGCACCCGTGGATTTGGTAAATCTACATTGATAGATATTATGATCATGGCAAAAGATATGCTATTTAATAACTATTGGACCTATATTGCTTCCGGTTCTGGATCGCAGGCTGAACAAACGTTTACGACGCTCGAAAGGCTTGCGAATGATAATATAGATACTATGCTTGGTTCTACAGGTTATATTTTTAAGGCAGAAATTGAAATTAAAAATGCTGCTGGAGATGGCTTCAGTCACTCTTCTAATGGATTCTCATATTCCCTTTATAATGGCTCATTTACTCAAACACTTAACAGTAATGTAGATAAAAAAAGAGGTATGCGTGGTAGTGTTGTATTTGATGAATGTGGATTCCTTGATGAAGAAATGATGTCGGTATATGCAGCTTTTGCAATTGTAAATAAAAGCTTTAAGTCTGGTAAGGATCGTGATGGCAAATCAATCGATCGTAACCGTCTAAGATGTATTCCATCAAATATTCCAAACCAATTATTTTATATTTCTTCTGCTTCTTCTACAGATACAAAATTCTATAAGTTATATAGAGATTTTAGCAAACGACAACTCATGGGAGATCCTGATTATTTTGTAGCGCATATTGATTGTGAAGTTGCATTTAAACCAACTATTCGTGGAGAAACAATGGAGCCTTTGTTAACACCCGGTACAGTAGCTGCAGAAATGCGTTCTAATCCAGAAAAAGCGCGTAGAGAGTATTATTGTGAATTTACTTCTGATGCAGGTGCTAATGCGATTATTCGTAGAGGCGTTATTGCGCGTAATGAAGTGATTCGTAAACCAGTGTTATATAACGATACTGGTAAAAGAAAAATTGTTATTGCATATGACCCGGCTCGAAGTCGAGATAATTCAGTAATTTTGGTTTGTGAAATTTACTCTGAAAAAAATCAAGATGGGGATCTTGAATATAAAATGAGACTTTTAAATTGTATAAATCTTATTGATATAAGCAATAAAAAGAAAAAGAAACCTATGCAAACACCAGCCCAGATTGAATATTTGAAACAAGTTATTCTCGATTATAACCAGGGTGGGGATGAAAACTACAGCAATATTCTCGGAGTTTATATTGATGCCGGTTCTGGTGGTGGTGGTGTTAATATTGCTGACTATTTAATGCCTGATTGGAAAGATAAATCCGGTAAAACTCATAGAGGACTGATTGACAAAGAATATTCAGAAGAATATGTTAAAAAATTCCCAAATGCAGTCAATAAGCTTCATTTAATGGAACCAACTAAATACAAATCAGAAATGTATGAAGCCATGATTGAGATGATGAATCAGGATAAAATTGAGTTTACGGCTACATACGATAACAAAGGATATCTTACAATATTTGATATTGATAAAGATAAATACGAAAAAACTAAAAAAGATCTAATTGCCAAATATAAAAAACAGAAAATGACAGATGAAGAAATTGATTACAATGTTCAGAAAGAATTAGATAAACTTCAAAATGTTAAGAGTCATATTGAAAAATTAAATTGGCAAGAAGAAGCTTCTCTCTCAAGTATCGATGCATTAAAAGAGGAACTTGTAAATATGATCCGTATTCCACGACAATCAGGAAAAGATTCATTTGAATTGTGTCCTGAAAAAGCTAACCGTCTTCATGACGATAGAGCTTACGTTACATGTATGTGTTCTTATGCTCTTCAAACTGAACGCCGGAAAAATATTACTGCAAAACGTAAACCTAAAGTTGACAAATCGTTAGTTCAAAAACTTACGATTAGAAAAGGCGTTGTACATTCTATGTTCGAAACTTAATATAATTATATGATATTTCAAAGGAGGTGCTGTTACTTGGCTAGACAACAAGGAAATATTTCTGCAAAAAAAGTTTCTACTGCAAAAAAAATTGATCCAGCACCTTCTCAGCTGAATAATACGGCTGAAATGCGTGATTGGTATCAGAAAAATAAAAAAAATATTGAAAATTATGCTGCTGCTATGGAAGGAGCAAAATCTCTTCGTGATATCACTAAGACAAGCACTAAAGCGGTGACAGCTTATAGTAAGGACAGTCTTCGTACTTACCTGCAAAATATTGGAAGTAATGAAAAGAATTTAAGAAATTTATCAAGATATCTTTATTATCGATGTCACGCTTATTATAGATTAATTGCATATAATGCAAACATGTTTTGTTTAGATGCAAGATCTGTTATTCCGGAATATGATATGGTTGCAGGCGTAGATACGAATGCCATGCTTAGTTCTTATCAGGACACATTAAATGTGTTGGATAAGTTAAATCTTCAGTATGAGTTCTTAAAAGCTTATACTATTTGTTTTAGAGAAGATGTTTTTTATGGATGCGCTTATTATGATGAAATAGGAATGTTTATTCTTCCGCTTGATCCAGATTATTGTAAAATTTCTGGTATATACAATACCGGTGATTTCGCGTTTGTAATGGATATGAGTTATTTCAGATCCAGACAGACTATGTTGGAATTATGGGGTGAACCCTTCCAGTCAATGTATCGTGCCTATGAAAGTGATACTACAAATGGAAAGTGGCAGCCTATGCCAGATGAATATGCTATTTGCTTAAAAGCCAGAGCTGAAGATTGGGAAACTGTAGTTCCACCATTCTCTGGTTTATTATCTGGAATTATCAATCTTATTGATTTAGACGATCTACAGGCTATTGCTGACGCTCAGGATATTTATAAAATGATCTGGTTAGAACTTGAAACGATAACTGGTAGTGAGGATCCAGACGATTGGAAAGTTAATCCGGATATTGTTATTGAGTATTTTAACAGGATGATTAATGAATGCCTCCCTGACTATACTTCTGCTGCTATTGTGCCGGGAAAATTAGATCAGATTTCGTTTAATAATGATAAAGCAACAGATACGAACAAAATAGCAAAAGCTACAGAAACTCTTTTCAATTCTTCTGGTGGCGCTCAAATTCTTAATAGTGCTACCATCTCAGGTACAACAGCCTTTGGAGCAGCAATTCGTGCCGATACAGAATTAGCTATTTCTATGCTTCTACCACAGACTCAGGGATGGGTTAACCGCTTCCTTACATATTGGGTCTCTAACCCAGCCAAGGTAAAATTCTTTGAAGTTTCTGCTTATACAAAAGATGAATTCAAAAAAGAACTTTTGGAGGGTGCGCAAAATGGTCTTCCTACAGCTCTTGCATACAATACTCTTAATCAATTTTCTGAAAAAGAAACTCTGGCATTAAATGTATTAGAGCAGCAGGTTCTTGGAATATCGAATTTATTTGTTCCATTGCAGACTTCATACACTCAAAGTGGTAGCTCAGATACTGGTGGTGCCCCAACAAAAGATTCTACAGAAATCACAGACGACGGAGAAGCATCAAAAGATAAGGCTGATAAAGCTAAATAAGAGGATAATAATTATGGATAATAAGAAATTTATAATTACAACAAACGATGAATCAGCTTCATTGCTTATTCAGACTGGTTTTCATCTTGTGAGCCAGAATGGTAAACAGTGGACTTTTTTAAATGACAACAAAATGCTGTTTAACAATTTAAGCGATGTTGTCTATTCAGATAAATTATTTATTTGATTACTCCTCTTCTATTTGAGGAGAATTACTCAAAGAAAGGAGGAAAATCTTGAAGAAATTCTTAACTATTGACGATTTGATTGAATTTTGTATGAAGAATAATTTTTCTAAATTCAGCAGCAAAGAATCTAATGCAGAAATTAGCGTCCAAATGCCAGCAGTCGCTACATTTGGAAAATCTGATGATAATAAGCATACAGAAGGATTATGTCCTTTTAACGCTACTGCATATCATGATCATGTCAACTTAAACAAATCTAATATCAACGAAGATACATTTCAGGAAAATACACAATCTATACCATATCGCCCTATTCTGGCAAATATCGTTGAAAATTCTGATGGTAATAAAGATTTTGGATCACATGATTTTACAGTGGAAACTGATGAAAATGGAGAAGAAAAAATCACTTATCAGGAACGTCCAGTTGGTGTAATCAAAAAAGATTATACAATTGAATATGATAAAGAAGCCGGAGTTAACAGAGCTGTAATTCAGGGATATCTCTGGGAAGGATATTGTCAGGACGCAATTGATATTATGCAGCGTAGACAACAGGTTGATTGTAGTGTTGAATTGAGTATTAGAGAATTATCATTTAATGCTAAGGATAAAGTGTTAAATCTGGATGATTATTATGTTAGTGGATTGACTTTACTAAATGAAAATGTTGGTCCAGGAATGGCAGGAAGTAATGTCCAACTTGCTGATTTTGAATCAAAAAATTCTGTATATTCTAATTTTGATGTAAATACTAAAATGCTTGAAATGTTAGAGAAGATCAATGCTACTCTCTCTAATTTCAATAAAGAAAATGCTGATGGAAAGGAGGACAATCAGGTGAACAAATTTGAAGAACTTTTAAAGAAATACGAAAAAACTGTAGATGATATTACTTTTACATATGAAGGTCTTTCAGATGAAGAACTGGAGGCTGCCTTTGCTAAGGCGTTTAATACTGATCCGGCAGGTGATCCTGCTCCTACAGAACCAGAAAAATTCGTAAAATCATTTGAACTTTCTCACAGCGATATTCGTTGTGCACTTTATAACTTATTAAATGCATATGAAGAAGCAGATAATGATTGGTATTTTATTAATTCTGTATATGATTCTCATTTTACATATGAGAATTGGGATGGAGATAAAATCTTTGGACAGGCATATAAAAAAGATGGCGACAATGTTTCATTTGATGGTGAAAGATATAATCTTCATCGTGAATTACTGACTGATTCTGAATATTCTGAACTTCAGAATATGAGATCAAATTATGCTGCAATTTCAGATAAACTTGCTTCTTATGAAAAGAAAGAGGCTGACGAAGCTAAAAATGCACTTTTTGAGTCAGATGATTATAAAGGAATTTATGAATCAGAAGAATTCAAGGGTTTAAAAGAAAATCATACAGAATTTTCAGTTGATGAATTGAAGTCTAAACTTGATACTATATTGCTGTCATATGCTAAGTCTGGCAAGTTAAATTTTGCTGTTGAAGATGGTGATATGCATGATAATAACGCCGGAAAAAAAACAGTAAGTAAAAAGACTTTTGGAAATCCATCACAGACTAAAAAGAAAAATAGATATGGATCTTTATTTGCATAATGCAAAATAACATATTTGTTTTATGATGTAGTAGTGGAATATTTTCCACTATTTTATATTTATAGAAAGTACATGTCGTGAGACAGCAATAAATCTTTCTTTTCAAGGAGGAAAGATATGTGGAAAAATATTCCTAAGAATTATGTTGATGAAAAATATCCTGAATTAATTCCGCTATTTAAAAATCGAGAAGATGCTCATAACGGTGTTTCAAGTTCTAAAAAAATAGAATTTGTTTGCCCTTGTTGTAATAAAATTTATGTTCGGTCTATTTGTGATATTGTTCGTTCGGGGAGAGTGCCTTGTGTAACGTGCTCTGATGGATTTTCATATCCAGAAAAATTTATGGCGAATGTTTTAAGTCAATTAAATATTGATTTTAAATATCATGTTAAAGAGCCTTGGACTCAAAGTTATATATATGATTTCGTTTTTGATTATAATAATTGGAAATACATAATTGAAACTGATGGTGGTTTGGGGCATGGACATAATGAAATATCAGATAGAACAAAACAAAAAACGATTTTAATTGATAAGACAAAAGATGATATAGCAAGGAAAAATGGATACATTATGTTACGTATTGATTGCAATTATAACGATAATAATCGATATGAATACATAAAAGAATCTATTTATACTACTCTCTCATCTATGTTTGATCTATCTTGTGTAGACTGGGAGAAATGTCATTTAAGTTCATTAGAGTCTAAATTCAAACTTGCTATTGATTGTTATAAATCTGGTATAAAATATCTCGACGAGCTTGAAGTATCGACAGGTATAAAACAAAGAACCATAATAAAATATCTAAGAGAAGCAATGAATACTGGAATATTGGACAAAGAAACTATCATGAGTACAAATCCATATAAAGATTTACCACCAAATGTCAGATTCATTAATGAGGGACATTTTAATAGTAGAAGTCGTCTTGTATATTGCTATGAAGACGCTATTATATTTGATTCTATTGAAACTGTATCAAATTATTATGGATTTCATAAAGGTAGTTTACTTCAAGCAATAAAAAATAAAAATGGATTAATAAAAGGAAAGCATTTTAATTTTTATGATAATTTACCTGAAAATTTTGAATTTATATCTCAACAATTTTCATCTGATAATTATCCTAGAAATAAGCATATATATCAATATGATTTAGAAAAAAATTTAATAGCAGAATATGTTAATGCGAATCATTTAAGGCAAATGCATCCGAATTATTTTTATCAAAATATATGGAAAGCATGTAATTGTTCTCGGAATACAGCATATGGCTTTATATGGTCGTTTGACAAATTTTGAATCACTCCTTTTGGAGTGATTTTTTTTATTACTAAAATTTTGAAAGGAGAAAAATTATGGCAATTTCTTATCAGATTTCTAAACATGCCGTGGCCTTCCCTTCTAAGCTTGTTGCACAGAATGGCGGAGAACACATTTATAACATTACACTGACCTCTGATACAGATAATGGAAATCTTGTAGCAAGAGGCGATTTTGAAGATCTTGACCGTTACACAGAAGCTGCTGTTACTACATTTGAAGGTAAAATTCAGAAACAGGCTGCTAATGGTAATTGGTATGTAGAGGTTGTTGATCCAGGAGATGCTCTGTTTGTTTACATGCAGGCATTTATTGCAGAGGATTGGACAAATACATGGAAGAAGGAGTCTAACTTCTATAACGCAAAAGGAGACGTTGTAAGAGGTTATGCTCTTCATAAAGGTGATGTATTTGAGGTATCTGTTGAGGGATTCGATGGACAGCCAGCTGAAAAAGCGACAGTTACTTGCGAAAACAAGAAATTAAAAATTGGTTAATTTAAGGGAAAGGAGGAAAAAATATAATGAGACGTAAAATGACTTTTGCTGATTTAAGTGCACATGTTCAGGAAGTATTTGCTAGCATGTGTAAAGATGGTGTTACACCAGAGGAAAATTATGAAGGCTTCAAAAAGCTTACATATGATCTGAATCATAATCCAAACGAAATGTTTGATGAAAATGGAAATAAAAAGACCAAACGAGACGCAGAAGATGCGGTTCGTAAATTTGTATATGCAATTATGGGACTAAACGAGAATTCTACAAAACGTGACAGAAATCGTGCTATGAAGAAACATGGTATTGAACTGTTCGAAGTTATGGAAGAAGAAATTGATATTAAAGTCGAAACAGGCTTTAAAGAATCAGAATTCTTCAATAACTATGTAGAGACAAGAAACCTTTCCCGCGGAGATCGCCAGGAATTCTGGACAGATGATAAAGTTGTTTTATCTACAACAAAAATTGCGGGCGATCATCATGACTTTACACTTCAGAGACTTGGTTCTGGAGAAAGTTATACTGTAACCACAAGTGTATACGGTATTGCTGTTGGTGCTGATATTGATCTGTATTTGGCAGGAAGACTTGATTGGTCTAAATTCACAGATCAGTGTGCTGCTGCTTTCGTTAGACAGATTCAGAATGATATTTATGCGGAAATGATGAACGCAGGAAAGAAACTTCCAGCTCAGTTCCAGGGTACAGGCGCTCTTTCAAATGCTACTAAGGACAAGCTGGATGAACTGCTTGAGGATGTATCTCTTGCAAATGATGGTGCTCAGGTAGTTATTATGGGTACAAGAACTGGATTACAGCAGTTCCAGAAACTGATGGATGTTGATTGGATCACAGACGATCAGAAGAAAGATGTTGCTACAATGGGACGTCTTGGATACTATGGTCCATATACATTAGTTGAAATCCCACAGAGATTTGCTCTGAATGATACAACTAAGAAATTAATGGATCCTAAGACTCTGTTTATTATGCCACAGGTTGAAGATAAGTTCATTAAATTCGTTGATGTTGGTGAAACAGAAATCTATGAAATCACTGATAAGGGTGATCGTATGGACGATACAATGAAATACGAAGTACAGAGATCAATGGGCGTAGGAACACAAATCGGACGTTATTTTGGTGTTTGGCAGCTTGCCTAATCTAAAATATCAATAAAAAACTGAATAATTCTCCATTCGCGTAGAGGATTATGCGAATGGAGGATTATTATGATTGGATATATTTATATTATAACAAATACAATTACTGGGAAACAATATGTTGGACAGACAATACAAACAATAGAGACACGATTTCAGGGACATATTTCATCAGCTAAGTGTAATACTGATAAAACATATTTACATAATTCCATGAATAAATATGGACATGAAAATTTTAAAGTAAAAGAAATCACTCATATAGATTGCATTTCAAAAGACATATTGTCACAAAAATTAAACGAATTAGAAATTTATTATATTAAAAAATATAATACGTTAGTACCTGGTGGATATAATTTAACAAAAGGCGGGACTGAAGGCGCTGAATTATATAAAAGAAAAATAGATGAATATGATTTAAATGGAAATTTTATTCAAACTCATAATTCAATAATTGAGGCGGCTGAATATGCTGGTTCTAATTATAATACGGCAATTTTTAAATGCTGTGCTGGAAAGTGTACATACGCCTTTCAGAAAATTTGGAGATACCACGGAGATCCGTTAAACAAATATAAAGTGCCAGAGATAACTATAGCTCAACGTATTAATAAAAAAGCCATTGTATCTCAATATTCAAAAGATGGAAAATTAATCGCAACCTATAATTCTATAGTTGATACTACTTCATTTTTCGAAAAAGAAATCAATTTATCTCATATTTCTGAATGTTGTAAAGGTAAATTATATACAGCATATGGTTATGTTTGGAGATATGGAGATGACTCATTTGATAAATATAATTCGAATCATGATAAACGATTTTCTGGTTGTCAAAAATTTGATTTACAAGGAAATTTGCTAGGCACTTATTCCTCTATTAAGGAAGCTTGTATTTCTATAGATAAAGATCCCCAAAAATGTAATTCACATATCGTATCTTGTTGTAAAGGTGCTAGAAAAAGTGCCTATGGTTATAAATGGAAATATATTGAATCATAATTTAAAGAGTGTTAATACATTCTTTTTTTATACGAATAAAAGGAGGAACTTTTCATGGCAACTACTGCAGTGAAAAAGACAAAAACTACTGAAACTGCTACTGTATCCGAAGCTGTTACAGAACCTGTTGCAGCTGAACCAGCAAAAACAGTAGAAGTAAAAAAAGGAAAGAAAACTTATGCCCCTACTGATGGGATTCCATGTAAATCTATTACTAATGGTGGACTTTATATGCCAGGGCTTAAGTCAAATATTTTATACACATGGATTGATGCCGGAGATGTAATTGAAGTTGAATATCAGGATCTGCAGGCAGCAATCAGATCAAATAATGGTTATGTTATGAATCCATTTTTTGTTATTGAAGATGAAGAACTTGTTGCACAGTTTCCACAGCTTAAGAAAATTTATAATACATTATATTCTGTAGGTGATCTTGAAGATGTAATTACAGAGCTTTCTCCTGGAGATATGAAGGCTACTATTCTTTCACTTCCGAAAGGGGCACAGGACTCTATTAAACATCTTGCTTCAAAAATGGTAAGTGACGGTAGACTTGATAGTGTAAGAAAAATTAAAGTGCTTGACGAAATCTTTGATACAGAAATGAGTATTATGACAGGACTATTTAATTAAAAATAAGGAGGTATATTATGCCTTCTCTAAATTACGAAGAAATATACTCAAAATTTCGATTAAAAGCAGAAGCTTATGATATTTTACAATATCGTGAAGATGATGTAAGTGCGGTTTTTATGCCGGAATATTTACATGCATCAATAAATAAACCTTATATTCGAAGACTTTTTTCTGAATTGAAACTTGGAGATACAGTTCAGGAATTGACATATATAATGAAATATTCTGTTGATGATGATTTTGATGCAGAATTTATAACTGATATCTTAGGTATAGGTATGGTAATTGAATGGATTACACCCAAAATTAACAGCCTGAATAATACTCAGCAGGTATTTGGATCTTCTGAGGAAAAATTTTATTCTCAGACTAATCATTTAAATGGTTTAAAAGATTTAAAAAAATCATTAATCAAGGAACAGAAGAACTTGATTAAAGATAGAGGTTATATATGGAATAGTTATCTGGATGGAAGTAATACATAATGGATACAATTTACGGACATTTTGATGATTTACAAATTGAAGAATATAAGGAAAAATTACACAAAGAAATGTTTTGGCTTCTTTTATATAAGGATCCAAAAACAAAAGATGAATTTAAAAATGTTGACTTTGAAAAATATTTTATCAATTTAATGAAGAAAATCGATGGTTTGAATACTCTTCTCTTCTATCCTGTAGAAATTGTAGCAATTATGAGTTTATTACAGGCGGCTCTCAATGAGACAAGAAGTGATGATTTTAATTATCGTTCTTACCGAAAATTGATACTAGATGCGCATTCGTTAGTAGACAAAATTAATTCTAGGAGTTGATTCTATGGTTACTGCAGAAATGTACAAAAATTATTTGTCATCATATGGCAGTAATCTAGCTCAGGTAAAGAAAAATCAGTCTGATGCAATTATGAATAATTCTTTTACTGCCGATGCACAATATAAAAGAGTTTATATTTTAACAAAAGATGGATGGAAATGGGAAGATGCTAAATATCAACGTCATGCTAAGCTTTCCATTCTTAAAGATGCAGTGGATTATTATTTACAATTTCGGCCTAAAGTACATTATCCAATAGGAAGTTATGTGTTTGTTCCTGATGATACTGACTTCGATATTAACATATCTGGGCACGAACTTGATAATCCGCTCTCACTTCCAGACGAAAGAATTACACAACTGTGGTTTATTGTCGGTAGAGATGATGCGAATGCTTTTGTTAGATATAATATATTAAAATGTAATTGGAAATTTCAATGGATTTACGATAACAAATTATATAAATGTTGGGGTTCAAATAGATCAGCTAATAGCTACACAAGCGGTCGTTGGGATGATCAATATACATCTTCGCTTGATAATCTGACAGCTGCATGGCTTCCAGATATTTATTATGCGTATGGTAATAATTTATATGATTTAGGACTTAGTGACGATCGTACTATTATGCACGAACAACGTTTTATGCTTACGAATAACATTCTTGACCCAAAAGTCTATCAGGTCACAAAAATAATAGATCTTAATCCTTCTGGAGTAATTAAACTTTCCATAAAACAAGATGAATTGAATAAAAAAGTTGATAATGTTCAACTTAGAATTTGCAATTATTATAAAGGTTCTGGTGATCAAAAAACAGAGATTATTCAGAAACCTCAAACAATGATTACAAGTTCACAAATTGAATGGATGTATCTAAATGACGATGGTGAAATCGAGCCATTATTGGACCGTTCAAAACAGTTTCTTTATATTGGAAAAAATTCATATTTTGAATATAAACTTCCTTATGCCGATCTTACTTCTGAATGGAATATTAGTCTTGTTGACAAAAATTCCGAATATACAGAAGAAGAAAAATCATATTATGAAGGATTAATAAAATTGACTGTAATGGATAATGTCACTATATCACTTAAGCCTGGAAAAGCTCATAGTTTAATAGGCAAAAGATTTAATTTATCAGCCACAGATAATAATAGAGACAATCATTCTTCTATTGAAGTGGAGGTGCAATTAGATGAATAGAGATATATCACATATTACACGAGATCTTGAAAATAAGAAAAATAATGACATTATTTATAAAAAAGATAAACTGTTAAAACTATTCAATGAGGATCCTGATCTTAATGAAATTTTAGGAAAAAAAGATAAACGCCCGTTGAATAAATATACAGATAAAAATAATCCCACAGCTCAAGAACTAAATGAGCGAAATTTAATCATTGAATATAATAAACGAGTTGATAAGAAGCAAATTCTTCCTATATTAAAACTGAATGGTATTAATAAAGAAGTATTAAATTTTATTATGTTTGATATAAATGATACTGATACATCATATTACAATAAGGCTATGAAAATACAAACACTTATAGTTATGTGTTTAGTTCATGAAGATGATCTTGATACAGAATATGGAATTGTACGAACAGACTTATTGAGTTATATCGTAAAAGATCTTTTATGTTGGACGAATTCTTTGGGAAATCAACTTAAATGTATAGATGATTATGGAGATATTATTGACTCTAGGTATTATTGTAGAACGTTGAAATTTCAAATTGAATGTCCTAATAATTTATATGCAGGAATGAATAACAAATATGACAATTTCCAAAGAATCTGAAATTGATGCACTGAAATTATATTTTGGTGAACCATTTGTTATCGAAAATGATACATATAATGACATTATAATTAATCAACCTACAATAGGAGACATTATAAAAAGTGGTGAGAAAAAGATTTATTCTACTATAAATATTTTTATTGCTAATCCTACTATGTATCGCATGCAATTATGGGATCTTGGTATTGATTGGAATAAAATGTCTGACTTTTCTTTGTTTTGTATGCTTGTTCCAAGTATAGACTCAAAATCTACAAAGTTACTATTCGGTGATTTGAATTTCCAATTGTTTCAATTGCAACAAACACAAACAGAAGACGGGGAACCGTTTTTTTATTTACTTAATGAAGAACAAAATGTTCAGATAGATGAAGCCGCATATCTACAGATGGCTTCATATTTAAGAGCTATGTTCAACACTTACCCAAAAGTGGAAAAAGCCAGGGGAAAATCTACAAAAGAATGGATGATTGAAGAAGACCGTATGAGCTTCGAACAACACAAAAATGATGTTTACAAATCCACTCTTCTACCACTCATATCTACTTGTCTTAATCATCCCGGTTTCAAATATAAAAAAAATGAATTACGTGAAGTTGGCATTGTTGAATTTATGGACAGTGTTCAAAGATTACAAGTTTATGAATCTTCCACTGCTTTACTTAAGGGTATTTATAGCGGCTTTGTTGACGCTTCAAAGATTGATAAGAATGAACTTAATTTCATGAGAGAAATTTCTCTCAGAAATTAATTTCTATATACAAAAATTCTAAAGGAGGAAATCATAATGGGATTTACATTAGATGATATCGTAATTGATCGTGTTCAGTATGGTTTTGCTGAAGACCTTGACGGAAATCCATTATACACTTTAACACAGCTTCAGGATGCAACAATTAATATTAGTGCTGAGTCAACTGATGCAACAGATAACCAGGGAAACCTAATTAAACGTTTCTGGAAAGCTAAAACAGGTGAATTTACAGCTAACAATGCAATGATCAACCTGAATGTTATTGGAGCTGCTTCTGGAGAAGGTAAGAAAATTGCTTCTCAGGAGAATAAAATTGTTATGCCAAAGATTATCACCGTAAAGAAAGGTGAAAAAGCAACTCTGAAAGATATTGTTGAAGGTTCTGTAAAAGTAAATGCTTTCAGCGCAAATGGTTCCATGGGTACTGCATATGAGAAAGATACTGCTGCAAGTGCAGACAAATACGCTCTTACAGAAGGTGGAGAGTTTACACCTCCTACAGCTGAAGGTGTAGATACATACATCGTTAAGTATGATCGTAGTGTTGGAGCTGGTGTATCTATTACTAATAGAGCAGATAAGTTCCCTCAGACAGTTAAACTGACTCTGAAAGCTCTTGCTGTTGATCCTTGTCATTCTGACGTATTAAAGGGATTATATATCGTGCTTCCATCATTCCAGGTATCTCCAGAGGTCGAAATTTCATTAACAACTGACGGACAGCTTGCTTACTCTGGATCTCTTCAGGTAGATTACTGCTCTGCTGATAAAGCTCTTTATCACATTTATTGGGCTGATGAAGACGAAGAATAATCATTAGATAATATAATATTATTCTAATTACGGTCGGTATGTGTCATAGCATACCGGCTGTTTTACTATCCATATTCAAGGAGGAAAACATGGTTAAGAAAAATAACAAGAAATGCATTTTATGCGGAAAAATATATACATATTGTAGTCGCTGTGAAGAATTCGACCATCTTCCAAGATGGATGGAGATTTATTGCAGCGATAATTGCAGAACAATCTTTAACACATTAACAGAATATAATGCTGAAAACATTACGGCTAGAGAAGCTGCTGAAAGAATGAAAGATTGTGATATGTCTGATGTCAGTAAATTTCATGAAGTAAATCAGAAAATGATTGCAAAAATTCAGAAAGAAACTGCTGATATTAAATTACAGAAGATCTCAGAAAAAGATATTGTTGAGCCGGATTCTGTAGTTGACGAAGAAAACAGCGAGGAAATTGAAACTCGTAAACCAGTACGTACAAGAAAACGTAAATAGTATTTGAATAGTGATTTTTTAGGGGTATGTCTCACTATTCGAGACTACCCCTTTTTTCACTTTTAAGGAGTAAAAGGAATATGAGAATACAATCAAATTTGAAGCCGCGTGATTATACGGAGAAAGAAGTCTGCAGGATTATAAATCCGAAGCAGCGTGATTTATATATTAAACATAGAGTATTTCCGATAGATATGTATCCAAGTGTTACAGATGACGGAAAAGATATTATTGTTTACATCTTTTTAATTGAAGAAACCAAAGAGCTGTTTCAGCAATGGCTTAATCATACACTTGAATAAGGAGAACTCTACATGAAAGAAAAAATTTTAGATAAACAAGTTCTAAGATATGTTATTGCTACTACTGTTTCTGGCAAACCAACATATCTCAAAAAGAAATTGCAAAAAATTGAATACAGTTTTGTAACAGATATTGACAATGCTACTAAATGCTCATCTTATGCTATTGCAGAGACTGTAATAAAATACTACGAACATGATACTCATGATACTAATGCAGGATTGATTATTATTCCGGTTGTTATCAGTTATGAATTAGTAAAAGAGGTTTAAATATATGGATAAATCAATTATATTGACAATTGATGATTTTATATCAGTGAATCACTATTTGGCATATAGAGCCATTATGAAAAATGGTAAACCAATGGCTATGAGTTATAAAACTCAAGAAGCCAAAAAATTCCAAACAGAATTTACTGAATATGTGAAACGACAAGCAAAAGAACAAAATTGGGAAACAGACCCTAATCCTATGCAGCACTACTATGTAGATGCTGTTTTTTATTTTCCAAGAATTGATATGGACACAAATAATTATTGGAAAGTTGCATTTGATGCAATCACTGACTCAGGTGTTATTTGGGTAGATGATAATATGGCTTGCGAACGAGTTATAAAAGTATTATACGATGCTAAAAACCCACGTATTGAATACACCATTTATAAGACTAATTTTATTGGTATTTTTGATAATATTGATCAGATGAATGCCTTCGAATCAACTTGTAAAAATTGCAAAAGATACTGTCGAAATTGCTCTATTTTAAGAAAAGCAAAAGAAGGACGTATCCAAGAAGAAATTCAAAATAATGTCTGTTCTAAATATAAGGAATGATTTTTATGTGGACAGACAATGAAAAACAAATATTGATTGAAAATTATCCAATAATGACAACTTCGGAACTTATGATTTTATTAAATAAGTCAGAAGGACAAATTAGAGGGATGAAAGAACGGTTAGGGCTTAACCAAAAACTTAATGTTTTTACTAATGAAGAAAAAGAATTGATACGAAAATTTTACGAAGAAAATTCAGAACAACTAAATTTGGATGATTTTGCCAAAAAGCTAAATCGTCCTAAGACATCAATTTGCAGGTACGCTAACAAAGAGGGATTAACAAAATCATCAAGACCCATGACAGAATTAAAGAAGAAAACTCTTTCAGATAAAGCCAAAGAATTTATTTTAACTGAAAAATATCAAAAAGAGATTTATCCGAATCAAGTAGCATTACTAACATATTATGCTCAAAATGAACATCCAAAAGGTATGTTAAATAAACACCATACTGATGATGTTAGACAGAAAATGTCAAAATCACATATTGAATTGGCAAGAAACATGACAACCGAAGAAAAGCATGATATTGCTATGAAAGCAGTTCAAACAAGATTACATAATGGTGGGTATAATACTACTTCTAATGCGTATTCCAGATGCAAAGGTGGCATTAGATCTGATTTAGATTGTTATTTTAGGAGTGCATGGGAAGCTAATGTTGCTAGAATCTTAAATTGTAAAAATATTAAATGGGAATACGAAATAAAAAGATTCTTTTTTGAAGAAATAGTAGATGGTGTAGCAAGTTACCAGCCAGATTTTTACTTGCCAGAATATGATAAATGGATTGAAGTAAAAGGCTGGATGGATCAAAAAAGTAAAGTTAGATTGAAATTGTTTCAAGAACAATTTCCAGATGAATATAACAAATTAATTTTAATTGATGAAAAATACTATAACCAATTAAGAGCTGATTACTCTTATATTGAAAATTGGGAAAAATAAGGAATAAAAGGAGATTCATTATGAGCGAAATAAATAAAGTTAATTCAGATACAATTGAAAGAAAAATTGATGTTCCAGAGTTTATCAGACGATATAATCTCTTGAAAACAGATGAACAGCGAGATGAATTTGTAAAAAGTACAGTTTGGAGAACTTATTGTCCCGTTTTAGAAAAGAAACTTGTTCTTCAGACCATACTCGAAAAGTCTATTACTACTGGAAAAAATGGGGTTCAGTATATTGATATGTTTTTATCTAAAATCAATATGACTACTACTATCCTTATTTTATATACAAAACTGAATATAGTAAAAACTGATGATAGTACTACAAATGCATTTCAAGATTATGATTTATTATTTGAAAATAATCTCATGAATAAAATTTGTGAAATTATCGGAGAAAGAGAATTGTCTGAACTTATGAGTATTAATAGTTTGCTTATGGGTAATTTCCATGAAGAAAATAAAAATATCGAAGCATATGTTGCGAAATATACAGAAGCATTTGCTACTACTGTTGGTATGTTTGCCAACGAAGGTATTTCTGAATTAATGAAATATGTAAAGGAAAATGGAATTAAACTTGATTTGAAATAAATTATAGGAAGGGGGGCATTTGATATGACAATAGAGGAATTTGCTCGAAGGATAAAAAAATTAATGGCTGATATCCCACAGCCATTTTCAAATTATTTGGCTGAAGCTATAGCTCCAGAAGTTAAAGCCAAAGTTAAAGAAATATTTGATAAATGGGTTAACAATTATTATGCGAGTTATTCCCCAATATATTACAGCAGAACATATGGATTAAGAGATGCATATGTTTGTGAAGTATACGGAAATCTTCTTGTATTTGAATCAGATGCCTCTTTACTAAATGGATCTCATAGAGTAGGCAATGAATATATTTATGACCGTATGTTTTTTGAAGGATGGCATGGAGGCGCTGATAAAGGAGAAGGTCATCCGGCGCCAGGATCATTATATTGGAGATCTCCATTTAAAGAGTATACACATTGGGGAGCTATGGCTGCTTCATCTGCTGCTCCTGGACCTAAAATTCAGTCAGACGTAAAAAACTATTTTAAAAGTGGAGAATGGCATAAAAAAGTAGAGGCTGTAGGGATAGATCTACTTATAAATCGTTATGGATTATAATATAAAGGTTGGTGAACAATACATATGGCAAAAATAAGAGAAGAACTTGAAATAGTAAGTAGTGACGATCTTAATTCATTGCTTAATAGATTAAATAAATTAAAAGATGAAATTAAGGATACTAACAATACAACAGTTAAGCCTAAGACAGATTCGTCAGAAATTGATAAAGCTAATATAAAATTAGACAATTTAAGAAAAAATGCTCAAAGTGGAATTGATGCAAAAGTAAATGTTCAACTTGATGCTTCTGATTTAAAGAAGCTCAATAATCTCCCAACTGCAAAAGCAAAAGTGGATTTTCTAGTAAATAAAGGTACTATCAGCAAAAGCATTGGTAAAGATTTACAGGCCGCTATTGGGAAAGCTTATTCAGATGTCAGTAGAAAATTCAAAGATTTTCCAGGGCTAGATAAAGAGCCTAATATATCTCTTGATAATTTCATGAAAAGAGTTCCTGAATTATCAGCTCGTCAAAGAAGTGGCATAATTCAGACACTTACGGATAAGGGCATAATATCAGATAAAAATATTCCTGAATCATACGAAACTGTATATAGATTAAAAAGCTACTTAGAAAATGCTAAAAAAGCAGTATCTAAAACTATTCCGTCCGAGGCGTTTACTGCCCCGGATCTTTCTTTATCTGCAACAGAATATGGTAATGCAATTAATGAACAAGTGAAGCTCGTACAAAATGTACTTAATGCTTCTAAGTTTTTTGCTGATTTAAGTTCTAAAATGAATGTTAAAGCTGCTGCAAAAGTTTCACCTGAAGAAATGTATAAATTAATGGGCGTTGGTTCTGAAAAGGCTGATACAGGTAACTATGTTGCTTATCTGGCAGATCAGATTGCTAAGAAAGCAAATGTATATGATATTATCGATCAGGTTGTAACGGGCGCTCTGGATCCGACGCAGATCAGTCAAAAAGATATTGCAAATAGCATTTCAAAAATTACTAAAAAGAAAGAATCTACACCTAAGGCTTCTTCTACTGGTAAAACTAAAAAAAAAGTAAAACCTGTTATTGATGATTCTGATGACTCAGATCGACCAGAAGGAAATATTAAAAAATTATATGATGAATTAAAAGATGCATATAAAAATTTTGTAGAAGCAAGAAAAGCAAGAAAAACAAATAGTATTCATCCATCTGATTATGCTTTAAAAAGTGCAGTATTTAGAGAAGCGTATGCAAAAGTAGCACCACATTTATTTGATGATGAGAAAGAAAAATTTGTTGGTCCAAAACCTATGAGTCAAGAAGTAGCACAATTAGCTGCTGATTCTACAAGAAAAACAGTAGAACAGATTTATTCGATAAAGAAGCCGCTTAAAGATCTGGGTTATTTAGGGAATAATCCCGATGTGTCTAAGATATTCGATAGAATTTCCAACAGAATTATTAAAATTAATGCCGATAAACTCAATAACCGCGATAATGAAAATGGCGATACTGATGAAATTATAAAAAATATTGGAGTAATGAATAAATTAGCAAGTCAGCTTGAAGATATGATTCATGCTGACGGACATGTGGATTTTGCTATTAAAAATCTTCCTACTATTACGAAACCAGCTACTACTGCTTCATCGTTACTTGATAATTCTGATATTAAAAAACAGACAGAAGAAACTTCAGATGCTATTACTAGAACAGCAGATCAAGTTATTGATGCAAAATCCAAAGAAGCTGATACTGTTGTTGCTGCAAATGATAAAATTGCTGAGTCCGAGAAGAAAGTAACAAATCAAGTTACAGATGCTGCAAAAGAACAGAACGATACAATCAAAACTGTGTTTGGTTTGAAGAATGTTAATTCTAATTTAACAGAAGAACCTGTTACTCCACCAGAATTAGATGGCTTAAAACAGCTTTCTCAAAGGGAATTTGGTGACGCGCAGAAATATATTAAAGTGTATGAAGATACTAACAGAACTATATACACCCTCACTCAGACATATAAAAAACAGTTTGATGCTAATGGTAATCTCTTAGCTGAGGGATATGAAAATGCTATTGCATATTATGATAGTTATGAGAAACTTGAGGGAGAAGCTGTTAAATTAAGTAAAAAGATTAACTCTAATTATGCGAAACTTGATACAGAAAGATATAAATCTACTGATAAACAGAATCCTAATTATCTTAAAAAGTTACAGGATGATATCAAATCTGATCAACAAGACTTATCCGAACTACATAGAATTGCAAGGTTAAATGCATCTCTTTCTAATAACAATTATACATATCAGGATTTTACTCAAGCACTTCGAAAAGGATCTGCTGAATCCGCCAGATCATTATCTGCAACTCGTAAAACAAATCGTGATAATTTCAATGTTCAAAAAGATACATTAAATACCGATCTTTCTAAACAGATTTCTGATGTGGAATCTCTTGGTCAGGCAGGCGCTATTGCTGCTGCAAAGCTTCAGACTGTACAACAGGCTTTAGTTGGTATTACTACTCCTTCTGGACTTGAAGATACCAAGAAACAGATCGAGGATATTGGTAAACAATTCGATGCAAATAAAACTCGTGAGTCTGCATTAAATTATGTTCACAACCTGGAACAGGGATTAACTGGTAAATTACCTATCACTAAACAAAATAGTGCTACTTCTCAATTTAAAGATAGTATCAATAGAACAAATGGTACATGGACTGGACCATTAGCTGATTTGGATAAAACATTCAAATTTAATCGTAATACTACTGCAACGGAAATTGACGGATATATTGCCGATGCAAAAAAACTTGGAGATATCGGGAAAGAGTCAGCAGAAGCATTTTCCAATTTAAAAACAAATCTCGAAAGCTGTTATACAGAATCTGGATTAAAACAAATCCAAACACAAATGCGCGGAATTTCTAAAGAAATGTCTACTGCAAAAAAACAGGCTGATGAGGCTGCAAAAAATTCAGAAACTGCAAAAATAAATGATCAGTATACTCAGATTATGTCAGATATGTCTAATCTTGAGAAGAAAAATAAAGAACTTCGTACTGCTTTAAAAAGTGATAAAAATTCTGATTATATCAAAAATATTACTGCAGAACGTGATGCTTATAAAGAAGCAGTTAAAGGTGCCGACGAATATATTGAAAAGCATAAAGAAGTTATTGGCGATAAGAATGTAAAAAAATATAATACAGCTAAAAGTCGTGCGAATCAAATTGAAACAGATATTGAAAATGATATCGCTGCTCAGACAAAAGCAATTGATAAAGAAGCATATACAAATAAGTATACTGCTGCTATTGCTGATGTGAAGGCTTTAGGTGAGGCTTATAAAGAGCTTAATAATATTCAAAAAGAGGCATTCTCTAAAAAATCCGGACAATCTGCCACTACTTTAGATGATTATAATCAGAAAATTGTTGAAGCTCAGAACAAAGTAAAATCTTTAACTACTAAAGTACAAGATTTTCATAACAGAGTATGGAGTTCTGATGCCACTCAAGCGGATAAATTAAATCAGAAAGTATTTGATAACTATGAAAAGCAATTCGATAATATGTCAAATACTAAAAACAATTATGAGTCTGATTTAGTGGAAGCGATGAAAACTGCATATCAATTAAAAAGATCTACAGAAGCAAAACTTTTAAAATCTGCTACGAATACCTCATTAGATGTTGGTCAGATATCAGAATTAAAAGGTAAAAATGGATATGCGACGCAATTATATGCTTCATTGCGAGATCAAGTCGTCGATCAGTTTGGTAAAGATTTCCAACAGCAAGCAATTTTGGGATTAAAAACAAATGCTAATAATCAGCGAAATGATATTTTGAATACAAATTTCAAAACTCTTTCAAATGATATAGATCAGTATGTTTCTAGTGTTACAAAAGCAGGACGTGCTTCTAAAGGATTTCAACAAAACTTTTCTGGACTTTCAACAGATCTTGTAAACTTACAAAATACTTTTTCAGATCCTTCTAAACTAAATTCACAAGGTGTTACAGATTATTTTGATCAAATGAGTAATATAGCTCAACGTTTTGGAAATTTAAAATACACTTATTCAAATGGACAAGGAAAAGCAGAACTTGACTTTACTCAGGCTCTAGGCGAAATAAATGGAGAAAAGGCTGTAGGAAAAAACAGTAATTATTTTAGATTAGCCGGAGAATATGTTCAAAGCTATAATAATATATGGGATAAATACAATAAAGACATTGAACAGTTTGCTGAAGGAAGCGAAGAAAGAAAGAAACTGACCACACAAGCGGAAAAAGATTCTGAAGATGTTGTAAAAAGTATGCAGAATCTTGCTAAGAATGCTTCTAAGTATAATCAGGTAACTGATAAAGGTACGGAGCTTGATTTCACATCAAATAGAACTCGTAATACGAAAGATGCTTCCGCATTTTTAAGTCAGTATGCTGCTTCTATTGGATTAACTTCAGAAATTTCTACGAAAATTAATGAAGCGACTGGACAGGTAACAAAAACATTTACTGATATTTCTGGTAATACAGTAACATTAACTGGAAATATTGATAAGCTTAATAATTCTTTACGAGTAACTCAATCACTAACGTCTAAAAATGGATCGGGAATGTCTTCATTTGGTAATACACTTAAAGGTATGGTATCAGGAAACTTTAAAGGTGCTATTGCAGATATTGCAAGTTATGTTTCTTATTTTCAGGTAACCATGAAAGCAATTCAGCAGGCCAAACAAGGCTTCAATGATTTCTTAAATTTCCAAAAAGACTTAACAAATGTTAGTTACACAATGAATTTATCGCCTGATCAATTACAGAATCTTGGTACTTCTGCAATTGATATGGCAAAAGATTTATCGATGTCCTTGGATAATACTATGGACATTTATAAAATCTATGCAAACATGAATACTACTGCTTCTGAAATTCAGCAAACAGCAAGACCAACTGCTATCTTAAGTAACTTAAGCGGCGTTGATGCCTCTACTGCTGCCGATCAGGTACAGGGTATTTTACAGCAGTTCCATATGTTAGAAGATGGATCTACTACTGCTGCTGATGCCTCTATGCATATTGTCGATGTTCTGGATAAAGTTTCCGGAAGTGTGGGAATTGATTACGCTAAAGGTATCAAAATTATATCTGATGCTGTACAGGCTTCCGGTCAGGTTGCTTATGATGCAGGTATGTCATATGAACAGCTTGCAGCTATTACTGCTAAAGTATCAGAAAGAACTCGTGAAGATGGATCTTCAATTGGTAATGCTTTGAAGACAATTATCACAAGAACTACAAAAGTCGGTAAAATGCCACAATATGCCGACGAAGTTGACAATGCAACTTTATCTAATGCTTCTGCATCTTTGCATGCTATAGGTGTAGATGTTTATAATCCGGATGGATCTGATCGTGGTATCATTACTGTTATGTCTGAGCTTAAAGATAAGTGGGACGATTTAACTGATGCACAGCAAGCCAAGATCGCATTCGATGTAGCAGCTACGAGGCTAAAAGCTAGCCTCTGTATGAAGAAATTCATACTGGAATGATTTTAACTGCAGGTAATACCTTAGAGCCTTGCACCACAATAATCAGGAAACTAGATTATGAAGGTTTGAAAACGCAAGGATTGGTTGTTCATGCAGCGAAGCACCCTAACGTATTCCGTAGATCATACGGTACTTGAGTCGAGGGTGAACGTTCAACGACTAGATTCTCGTCGAGCTATAGACAAGAGAATAAAGGTGGAAATCCTGAATATCTATAGCAATAATCGTAGGGCGCAATCGCAAATGGCGTGGGTGAAAACCCCTTAAATCGAAAAGGACACCCTAAACCGTAAAGGTCGGTAGGTGAAGAAATAGTCTATGCTTGCGTAAAAGCGCAAGTTGTGTTAATATGCGTATAACAAATATAACATCAAAAATTATAAATATAAAATTTATTTATATAGAGGAATTTATGGGAAGAAAAATTATTTTAACAGAAGAACAAGAAAAAATTGTCAAAGATTCTTATCTTTCAGGAATGAGTTGTAATCAAATATTGAAAAATACAGGATTCGGCAGAGATGCTATTAAAAGATGTTTAGTAGATGCCGGAATTTATAATCCTGATAAAACACGATATAGAAAGTATTCAGATGAAGATATTGAGTATATTAAAAAGTATTATCAAATTGGTGATTGGGACTCAATATTTAAGAAATATCCGTTTATGAATAAACAAAATGTTTATGATATGGCAAAGAAGCGTGGATTTTCAGCTGATTTTTATTTTTGGAGAAAAGAAGATGAATTAATTGTTAAAGAGAACATGTATAGTAAAACTTTTGAGGAAATATCTGATTTAATTGACAATCGAAAATCTTCTTCTCAGGTAAAGCAAAAAGCATTTAAATTAGGATATAGAAATGATGATTCATGGACTGAAGAAGAAATAAATATTCTAAAGAAAAATTATTCACTGATCCCAATGATAGAAATCATGAAATTATTACCGCGTCATAAAACAAAAGATTGTATTCAAATGAAAGCATCTCAGTTAAATTTGAAATCGTACTATTCTTTAAATTGCATGTGGACCGATGATGAAAAAGATTTTATAAAAAATAATTGGAAATTTATGTCCGATATAGAATTAGCTGACAAATTAAAACGATCTCAAAGAAATGTAAAATATCAGAGAGAAAGACTAGGATTGTTTAGGTCTGATCCATTTGGAGAAATCAATAATCGTTTAAATGATTATTTAAGAAGGCGTTCTTATACATGGAGAAAAAATAGCATTAATGCATGCAATAATAAATGTGTCTTAACAGGAAGTGAAAAATTTGATGTGCATCATATATATCCTGTTAACCAAATTATATCAGATATATTATATGAACTGAATTTGGAAAATAAAAATTTAGACGAATATACATCCAAAGAATTAGAAATAATCGTGACTAAATTTAATGAAAAACAAAATAAATATCTTGGCGTATGTGTAAGGCAAGATATTCATAATTTATTCCATAGTATATATGGTGATATTGCAACCAAAGATCAATGGGAGCAATTTGTAATTGATTTTAAAAACGATAAATTTGTTGATTATATAGCAGCATAATATATTAACACAAAACGAATGTTGCGAATTCGTTAAATGAAACAGAAACTTCAAAATTCAAGTCCATGCTGGATGCATTCACAGACTCCATGTCACTGGCAGAGGAAGCAACAACCGCAAATGGTAATGCTGAAGCTAACCAGGAAAAATACATGGAATCAACCGCTGGTAAACTGCAGGCAATCAAAACACAAATGCAGGAATTCTGGGTTAATTTCTATAATTCAGGTACTGTAAATGGTGTTCTTGAATTTGTACATAGTTTAACAGAAGGATTTACGTCACTTGAAAAAACACTTGGACCAATACCGGCATTACTTACTGCTGTATTTGCAGCAATGACAGTAAAAAATGCAACAATGGCAGGATTAAAATTCCTGAGTGGTAGAGGTCTTGCAACAGTCGTAGGTTGACCCAAAAATCTAAGGGTTACACGTTATTTTCCGATTTTTAACAATGAGCCTATCTACATAGAGATTCATATCAATGTGTGGAGAATAGCGACTTAAAATAAATAGAGGATTAATACGTCGAATTCACTATTCTATGCTGATTGCATAGTGAAGTGGGCGAAAGCTCGTGACAACGCACGTACCAACCTGATTTACGATTTAGTCATATGTGAAACGTTAGTAACAATTACGCAAGTAATGACGAGGGAAACATATTAATAATCAGGAGGAGTAGAGAGAGCACCCTTCCTCGGAGTATATTATATATACTTTTAATGAATGTTCCATGAGCGGCACTTCTCTTCTGCCGAATCGCTTTATGCGAAAGAGAGAAATTATATTTGATAAAAGAAAGACACCGCGGTGATCAAGCGCAGTGTCTGTAAGATAAGCTTTGAATTTTAAATTATTGAAATTTAACCTTTAAAACTTTAATTGTGTGGGTTTCACCCCACACTACCAGAGTTGTATTTCTACTTCTCCGGTGTCTCGCTTGCAAACTCGCAATTAATATCAATGCTCTGTTCTTTCAGGTTTATTGATGTCACGAGTTTTGTTGGATTGTGCTGGAACACCATCCATAAAGTTGCAAGTAATACTAAAACCGTAAAGAATCTTTTAATTGCTATCTTTGCAAGCTTAAATTGATGTTCTTCTTTCTTCATGTTCCACCTCCCTTCTGCCATATGGCTAAAGTAAATATAAGTGGATTTTGATTTCGGACAGAACATCCGATTTTGATATTTATGATTGTAGGTGTGTGCAAAGCCGAGGCACACTCTCGGCTATCCTACAATTAGTAAATATATCACTAGACTTTATTGTTGTAAAGTCAGAACGTAAGTTCATTCTTTTTCATATGTCATACATCCGATGATTAAATATCGCCTTGTTCTACCATATTCTTCTGAATCAGTTTGTGCATAAAGTGTATAGAGATTTTCAAAAGGTTGTGGTACAGGTTTCTTATAAAACGGAGATGAATATAATTTTTTTCCATACGGATCTAATTCTTTTCTAAAATTGTCAAGAAAATTCTGTTTTTTGGTTTGTATTTCATAATCCGACCTATTCTTCAGGTCTGACATTGTAATAGAATATTCTGTTTGACAATATTTACCAGGAAAAATATCTTGGATAACAATAACTTCACATCCACATATGTCAAGAATTAAAAATGGTTTACAGGAACAATAAAATTCTGTAAAAGCCCATCTTGTACTTCCATATGAGTTCATTGATATACTATTTTCAAAAGTAACTGCCAATGATAAATTTGCAATATTTTTATGTAATGCTTTTGTATAAATATCTTTGGCCGATTTATATCTTTTCCATTTTCCTTGTGAAATAGAAATTAATTCTTGAAAATCGTCCTGAATATTCGGATTTACTGATCCACAAGTTCCTATACTAAAATTTATATAATCAGAATCATATATTGATAAATTACTATTATGTATTATGATTTTTTCTCGAAGTTTTTCATTAATACTCCAATAGTCTTTCCATAGTATATTTGATTCTTCTTTTAGTTTTAAAACCTCTGGAGTATTAATTTCATCCCAAAATGATTGCTTAATTTGTTTTTGAGATTCACCGATTTCTATAATCTTTTTTATTCTATCGATTTCTTCTGGGCTATAATTTTCAGTATACATATGCACTCCATTCTGAAAGTAGGTGTTTATATGATTAGCTTAACAAAAAATAATAACATTATTATTCCGTCTCAGATTCAGTTTGAAAACCAATTTGCCGTCTTGGGGCTTCTGGAATCTCCTTTGGCTGCGCGCTTAAGAGAAAATCCAACTGATTTATATGTTGTATCAGTTTCTGCGGTTTGCCGTAACTGTCCTCTCCGTAAAACACGATTAGGTTGTACCCAATGTAGCCGACTTTGTTGACAATTATCCTTGTTTAAATGCTACAACTTTGGCAAATTCTACAGCTACATCATGCGCTACACCCTCAACAAATTCAAGAGTATGATTCCCTACTTTACCAACAATATTTTTAGTTTTATCCCAAACAGGTTCTGGTTCAGTAGCATCAATGAATTTATGTCCTACATATGTAATTTCATTTATTAAACACTCATTAATATACGGAGAAGCCTTAGGATTTCTATTAGAAATTTTAATAAACCCAATTTCTTCAAGTTTCATGACGGTATACATAATATCTTTGCTGTCATATGTCTGATTTAATGGCGATGCTAATAATTGTTTAAAAGTTACAGGTATAAGAGAAAATGAACCATCTTGCAATTCTCGATAATCAATATTGTTTTTGCAATAAATCAAAACATCTCTTACACATTCTTCGTTTAACGTCATACTTATTACCTCCATAAGAAAGGATTAAAAATGAATACAAATTATAAAATTTTATCAACTGTTGTAGATATTACGCAATTGCTTCATGAAAACAATTGTACATATAATGAATCATATAAAATATTACAGATGGTTACAAATGAGTTAAAACAACAGCAGGAAAATATAGAATATCCTACAGTAGATGATTATTTATCTAATCATAAAACACATAATGCAAATAATCAAGTTATTGCTGCATTAAATCATATAGATGGATATTGCTAATCACCTTCCTGGCCACCATTTGTGACCACACTTCTGACAGAGATTTTTCTTCTGAGATGCACCAATCCAGCCGAAGAGTCCGTAACCTTGTTCTTCTGTTGTAACAGATGTAGAACCACAACGTGGACAACGGACGACATTGGAATTTGATTTGGGTTGAACATAACGTACTTGTTCAAAAGTAAACTTTTCAAAATTATGCGCCATACAATCAAGAATCATCTTTGCGGCAAATTCGTTTGTCAGTTTATATGTATTGGCCCATTCTCCCATTTTTTCATGAAACTCTGCATATTGCGCACTACTGATAGGTGGACGCGTTTTAGATGATCCATATTGTAATTGAAGAAATTGGGCGAAATATTGCTGATCTTCTGGTGATAAAGACAGAATATATTTTTTAATGTCAGTAACATCTTGTTCTGCGTAATTGATTATACATGTACTTTTTGAGACAATTTCCTGTAACGGATAACCACAGTGAATACAGGCCGGAGCCTTATCAGACACCTGGCCCCCGCATTCAGGACATTTAATAAGAGCCATAATATTACCTCCAATACATTTATAGTTTGATTATAACATTAAAGACAACTCATGTCATTAAGTAAAATCGGAAAAGTAAGTAATGCTGTCAAACTATTAAATACTGCTGCTACTAGAGGAGATATTGCAACAGGTATTTCTAGTTTATCCAATTCATTAAGAGCGGCAGGGAATATGTCGGCTGGAGTTAATTGGATTTCTAAATACGGGAAAGTTTTGGATTCTGGTATAGCATATCAAGCTCTTAAACAAGCATTTCCGAAAGAATCATTAACGGAAGATATGCTTGCTAAAATTGGGTATACTGCAAACGGAGCGGGTAAAGTTGGAAATGCTTCTAAATTTAGCTCTGTAGGATCTACATTTGCAGGTCTTGGTGCATTTCTCAAATCAATTTGGCCTGTATTAGCTGTTGTTGGCGGAATTGCAGCAGGTACAGCTGCATGGAAATGGGCAGATGATAAATTTACTATTACAAAAGCTACAGCCAAAAAACACTCAGATGAGTCGGCACAAGCATATCAAAATGCAAAAACAGAGCTTAGTACAAAGCAGTCTCAGTATGATACTAATCAAGATCGTATTCATGAGCTTCGTGCTACACAGAATAGGACTTCTGATGAAAATGCTGAACTCTCTCAGCTAACGAAAGAAAATTCTCTACTTGGGACACAAGTTTCTGTACAGAAAAAACTTGTTGATGCCAAAGCCCAACAGCAGGCCATTGACGCAGATATGAATCTGAATAAAAAATATACAACAAGTCAAGCTGTTGCAAATGAATATAGTGACAGTGTTGTTGCTAAACAAGAAGATATCGTTGAAGAAACTACCAGAAAAGTCAATGAGTTAGCTGAATTACAGAAAAAACGTGATGCTGCATACCAAAAATTAGATCAAATGAGTGCTGATGATAAAGGATTTACCGAACAGCAAAATATTGCGAACCAAATGGATGATCGTGTTTCTAAGAAACAGAGTGAAATTGCAGACGCAATGGATGAAATATCTGATGATTATAATAGACTATTTGATGAAGATACAGGTGCATTAATTAATCCTAAAACAAAAGATACTGCAAAATCTGTAGAAGATCTTTTTTCATTATATGGTCGTGTAACAGATTCAGCTCAGGAAGAAACAGATCGCATTAACAATATTTTCGCCAAAGCAAAATTTGATGGTGTTGAAGATCAATTAGTAAATGCTGGAAAATCTGGTGGTACTGATGCTGTTAAAGCCAAGATTTCAGAAATCGACGGATTACAAGAAGCTTTAGATAATGCTGGTATTAGTGCTGATACGCTTGCATCTAACATTATGGCTATTGCTAGACCAGATGAGAAAAATCTTGAAGGTATAAAAGAAAATCTGAAAGATATTTTTGATATCAGTGCTGATTTAAACGAAGGAGATAATTTTGTTGGCCCATCAGGAAATCTTTATAATTTCTTTAAGGATAAAACTGATAAGCAAATAGAAGATTTCTGGAATTATTATAGCGATCAAGGATTAGATGGTTCTGATTGGAATTATATGGATCTTGCTTCCAATTTTAATAAATCACAAGAAAAAGCAAAAATTGAAGCTGAATCAAAAACCTTCTCTTCTCTCTTCAAAAATTCTGCCGAAGATACAGCAACCGACCTTGACACTGTAACTGATAACTTCCAAACAGATATGTCAAATATCAAGTCTTCAATGGATTCTATCAAATCCGGTACATTCCAGAATTCAGATATTACTGATCTTATTCAGCAGTTCCCGGAACTTGCTACAGAGACTGATAATCTCCAACAGGGATTACAGAATTTAGCGTTTGATAAAGCAAGTAATGCTATCGGCAAAATTAGAGACTCTGTAAAAGATGTAACTGATCCAAAACAGCTTGCTGCTGCTGATAAATATGTTCAGAGTATTATGGATACTATGGATCTGAGTGGATTTGATATGAGCAATGCTAAGTCTGCAATTCTTGGTAATTTAACAAAGAATTTAGCAGACAAACATATGGCCTCTGTTACAACACCAAACCTTGTAAATCAGTTAATGTCAGAATATGGAAATGATGAAATTGCAGTTCAAGCAATTATGAAATTGTCACTTGATCCATCAATGGCAAATGCTGATCTCGACACTTGGAAATCCAAAATTGAAGATACTAAAGTGCAGATTCAGTTGGATACTTCAGCTAAAAATCTGGATAATCTCTCAAAAGAACTAACTCGTCTTCAGACGGATGCTTCCGATCAGCAGACAAGACTGAATAATAAATCTGCTTATAATATGAAAGCTACTGCTTCAGATTACACCAATTTAATTAAAAATAGTGACAAACAGATTGAGAATCTTAATAATCAGATTAAAGAATATCAGAATAATATCGATGCTTTGAAAAATAGCAAAGGCTTATCTCCTCTTTCTGATGAAGATAACGAACAAATTAAGCAGTGGCAAGATCAGATTCAAGCTTCTCAGATGTCTATTGAAAACATGAAGGCTTCTCAGGCCGATTGGACAAAAACAGCATTTAATCTTCCAGTAACTGATATGCAGAACACTGTTACCGCTCTTACATCAGCTATTAGCGAAATGCAGACAGAAACAGGTCTTACATCTGATACTATGGATAGTCTTAGAACACAATTCAGTGATCTAAAAGATGCTCATGTTGATAATGTATTCGATCGCACTGCAAAAGGTTTGAAAATCAACACAGAAAGAATGAAGGATTATCTGGAACAACAAAATGAATTCATGAATTCTGATTTTGCACAACGGATTCAGGATTATCAGGATCAATTATCAGCAGGTAATAAAGATTATACTCAGCAAGGATTAGAAAATCTTAAAAATCTGCAGGCACAGTATTTTGCTCAGTATCAGGAGGCGGCAAAACAATTCTCTGATTTCCAAGCTATGGTTAATGCCGACAATCTTTCTACTGAAGGCAATGAATATACTACAGCTAAGAGTTATCTGGATAACGCAAAAGATCTGTATGATAAAGGCTTAGTTGGTACTCCTCAGTTTAAAGCAGCTGCAAAATATTTCTCTCAGAATGGTTTTGAAGATGCTGATAATTTCATTGAGAACTACAACAAACTTAAAAATTATTACACTGATGATGCTTCCGGTCCAAAGAGATTTTTAAGCGATCTTGAAGCTAAGGGATTGGCCACTTACAAAACTCTTGAGGATGGAAATCAGCAATGGATGTACTCTTTCACTGATACTCAAGAAGCTGCAGATGCTATGGGTATGAGTCTTGAATCATTCGAATCTATGTTTGGTAGATTGAAAGATTATGGCGATACAAATAATTTTGTATCTTCTCTTGAAGAAGGTGCCCTGAAATCTGAAGAGATTGACGATAAACTCATTGATGCTCAGATTAAAATGGGAAAACTGAAAGCTAGTGGTGCAAATCAATCCGCTCTGGACGATCAACAAGCAGTTATTGACAATTTAATTGCACAAAAAACTGGTATTACTCAGGCTATATCTGATTTCAAAGATGGTACTGTTGATCGTAAGATTCAGGATATCAAGGATGCCAAAGGTTCTATTGACGAATTAAATCAGTACATAAAAGATAATGGTATTGATAAAGATTCTGATTTAGGCAAGAAATATATCGAATCAATTCAGGAACAAGCTAAGAAGACAGGCATTAAATTAACACCTGAATTTGAAGTTGATGAGGCTGCTTATAATGAAATGATCCAGAGTTATGAAGCGAAAGCTAAAGGCTCACAGATCAAACACTTCCAGGATGTCAACGAAGGAATTGAAAGTGGTAATACTGGAGATTACTCTGATTCTGATGTTGAACTGGTTAATAAAATTAAAGATGCTCAGGAACAGAAAAGTGAAGTATTACAGAACGTTATTGATGCTGTTAATTCATTGGATAAAGATCAATGGAATGAAGCAAACCAGATTGAATTAGGCAATGGAGCTTATGAATCTGAAGATCAGGGTATTCGTAATGTTGAAGATGCTCTTCAGGGACTTTCAGATCAATTTGGACTAACAAAAGAACAGGCAACTGCTCTTCTACCGGCTCTTGAAGCTTTAGGTGTTGTTAATATTGATCCTAATGTTGATATGACCGGGCTGGATGAATTGGATCAAGCTACTCAGGACGGAATGGCTTCATTGCGTCAGATGCAAGCAGATGGGGATATTAAACTCTCATTTGATGTGGATAGTAGTATAGAAGGATTATCTGTAGATAAACTACAATCACAAATTGGTGAATTAGAGCATATTAAAGTAAATTTTGACGTAGATTCATCTGAATATAAAGCAATTCAATCTATGATTGATCAACGTGAAATGCAAATGCATGTTCAGATTGCAGTAGATAAAACCGGTGATATTGATAAGTTATTATCTCTTAATGATGAAGAGTTGGCTCAAAAAGCTGAATTGGACGTAGATGTCAATACCGAAGATGGTAAAGCTAAAATCGATGAACTACGTTCAAGTCTTGAATCTTTATCAGGTGATACACCTGCTATATCGGTTAAAATTGACGAAACTCAATTCCAAGCATTGACAAAAGAACAACAAGGCCAAGGAACTGTAACTTTCAAACCAGAACATAGCGAAGTAGATGCTTACCTTGCTGAAGAGAAAAAAAGCGAAGGAAAAGTAAAATGGTCTAATGAGACAGGTTTAGTAGATGTTTATGCTGCTACCGAACATTATTCTCATGGTACTGTTCATTGGGGAAATGATATTTCTGCCGTTCAGACTTCATTCACTGCTACCGGAACTGTTAATTGGATAAATTCAGGTGGACCAAGTGGTGGTTTGAGTAAAGAAGTTCAACTCTCAAGTGGTACGTTCAAAGCTAAGTCTACAGGAAGCGCTTACAATGTTTTAAACATCACACCAGCTCATGCAAGTGGGACAAATGTTGCTATTAAACAAGATCAGCAAGCTCTTGTAAATGAAGTGGGTATCAACGGTCACGCTGAATCAATTGTTCGTGATGGTGTTTGGAGTTTAATTCCTGGCGGTGCTCATATAGAGAACCTGAAAAAGGGCGACATTATATTCTCTACTACTCAAACTGATGCTCTTCTTAAACACGGGGCTATTCAAGGACATGCCAGAGCTTATGCAAGTGGCACTGTTACTTCTCCAGGCGTTATGAAAGCTTATGCTGCTGCTGGTAATACTCCGGGATTCCACTTCCAAGGCGGGGCTGCAACTGTTAAACCTGCCGGATCTGGAAATTCTGGTAACTCCGGTAATTCTGGTCTTCAACATGCAATCGAAGATAATACAGATGCGGTATCAAACAATAGTGATGATACAAGTGACGCGGCTGATGAAGTAAGCGAAGCTCTTCAAAATGTAATCAAGAAGCTGAATGATAATTCTATGGATTGGGTTGAAGTTGCTATGGATCGTCTTGATCGTATAACTTCTAGGTATACAGATCTTGCCGAAAGTGATTATAGTCATTATACAAAAGCTCAAAAGTATTATAATAAAGCTCTTGAAAATACAGATAAAGAAATCAAGGCTGCTAAAGAAAGCATCTCTGTTTATAAAAGGAAGTCCGAAGAAGTTGCAAACAATGGCGAAGTAAGCAAATATCTTACTCCTGCTCTGAAGAAAAAAGTTCAAGATGGCACTATTAATATAGAAACATTGGATGCAAATCAGAAAGCTGCCGTAGAAGCATATAAACAGTGGTACGACAAGTATCTTGATGCCGTTCAAAAATATAGAGATAAGAAAACTCAGGAACTTGATTTAGCTAAATCTAAAGTTGATAATGTTTACGATTCCTATGATCTGATTATCAGTAAGCGTAAAGCTAAAGAGGAATATTATGCAGCTAAAGCTGAAAATCGTATAAAGAGCGGAAAATCTCAAAAAGTCGGTTCGGTATATTGGAAAGATCTTAAAAAACAAGTAAGTTATGCTCAATATCAGAAAGACTGGATGTTAAAAGAAAGAGATAAAGTTCAGCAAAGCATGACAGATTATCTTAATGTGAATGGTCATAACAAAAAAGATAAAGCTTATCAGGAAATGAAGAAAAATCTAACTGATTTGAACACGTCTATTGTTGAGGCTGATACACACATCCAAGAAGCTAAAGCTGCTCTTGAAGAAACCAGAGAGAACTTAAAGCAATGGCAAATTGATCGTTGGGAAAGAGCTGGTGATAAACAGGACGCTTCTCTTAGTTATAAAAAGAATGCTGATGATATTAATTATCAGCTTTCAGCCAATGATTATGAAGAACGTTTGAAAACTTATGATAAAACTATTCGCGCTGATGAAGCGAAAAGACAGCTTCTCGCAGAAGAAATTGCAGCAAATCAAGCTAACGGTGGAGCTTGGAGCAATGAAGAAATGCAGAAAAAGATTGAGGAATATGATAATCTTACTACTTCTATTATTCAATCTAAAGAAGCAATGCAGCAATTAGCTCAAGAAGAAATTGATTTTCGATTTAAACCTCTTGATGAAGCGCAGAATAAACTTTCAAATCTTGTATCTGAACTTCAGACTGCTCAGAAATTACTTGGCGATACCGAGAGTTTCTATAATGATGATGGAGCCTTCTCTACAAACGGTTTAACCAATATTTTATTGGTTCAAGAACAGATTGATGCTACTAAGGACAAAATAGCAAATTATCGTGAGGGATTAAATAAGCTGGACGAAATGTATAAAAATGGTGCAATTGGTCCAGAATATTATAAGACTAAAACTGATGAAATGCTTAAGAGTTTGCAACAAGAGTCTGCTACTCTTGCCGATCTTAAACAGAACCTTCTTGATATGTATACTACTCAGGTTACTAAAGAGAACGATCTGTTACAGGAGAATATTGAAAAACGTAAAGATGCCCTTGCTGCTAAAGAGAAATATTATGATTATGATAAGACTCTAAAGAAGAAAACTAAGGATATCAATACATTAAAGGCACAGATTGCTGCACTTGAAGGAACATCAAATGCAGCCTCAAAAGCTCGTCTTGAGAAATTACGTGCGGAACTTGCAGATGCAGAAGACGATATGGCCGATACAATGCATCAGCATGAAGTCGATATGAAAAATACCGGCTATGAGAATTTTTCAGATGAGGCAAATAAGGCGTTAGACAATACTCTTGATGCTGTTAAGAAAAATGCAGCTTTCCAAGAAGCTATTATTGGCAGCATGCTTTCTAATGTAAAAGCAAATTACGACAGCACCTATAAACATCTGGGCGACGTAATGGATCAGTATGGCATGAAAGTTTCTCAAACTTATAGTCAAATGATCACAAAGGCAGCTGACTTTAATACTGCTGCTGTAAATGCAACAAAAGCATGGGAAGGTGTTACAAAAATTGACACCAGTAAGCCTTATGGTGGTTCAACTGCCGGTAACAATGCCTTTAATAATGCAATGAATAATGCAGGATCTTCTCAGACTGCTGGAAGTACAAATATTAAACCTAATACTGATTACACTCTGAAGCTGAGTGATACAGATATTTATCTGACATACAGTCATATCAAGAAACAGCTTAAAGCAACATGGTCACCAAAGAAACCGGAACACTCTGATATTGAGTGGAAAAGTTCTGATGAATCTATTGCGAAAGTTTCTTCTGATGGTACAGTTCGTGGTGTGTCTTCAGGTCTTAATAAGAACGGTTTAATGGCGCGTGATGAGTCTAAAACAAGAAAATGTATCATTACTGCTATTGGCGGTGGTGGTCTTGCTAAAGCTACTTGTACCGTTCATGTAATGCCGGATTCTCATTATGAGAAGATCAAGGATTATGCAGATAAAGCTGGCATTAAAGATACTTCAGGTAATAATCTGAGAGATGCTATGGAATATGCTTATAAAAATGGCGCAAACCATAGCGATCAATCATATACCGCAGTTGAGGGATTTAAGAAAGCATATCTGAAAGATTGGACAAATTCTCTGAGTAATCGTCCAGATGGTGCAACAGACGTTCCTGCCGGAGTGAGTCCTTTAATAGGATATTTTAATGCTAAAGGTAAGAAAGTCGGACCAAAAGAAATGCAACAGCTTGCAGATATTCTTCAGATCAATACTCCGGGTGTTAAGAACTATGATTCTTGGGGATCTACTCTGAAAAATAAAATCCTGAAGGCATATAAATCCTACGGATTCTCTAAAGGTGGTGTTGTACGGAAAGGTATTCCTGCCAGCATACTTGATATAATCGGCGGGGACGCTTTAATACCGCGTGGAGATTCTATGCTGATCGGTGCAAATCCGGGCGAAACTGTTCTGACAAAAGAATTCACAGATCAACTGAAACCTACAGTTGCTACTCTGAATGAATTTAATGCTAGAATGGCGAAACCTATCACTCCTATTCTACCATCATCTTCAAATAATACAAGTATGAATAGCGAGTGCAATATTACAATCAATGTTGATAAAATCAATAGTGAGCAAGATATTAAGAAACTTGCTTATCAAATTGGTGATATTATCACTGAACGTAATAAACGTGACTGGAAAAAAGTTCGCTAATTTAAAAGGGCTGTCTTTAAGACAGCTCTTTTAATATTAAAATATATGAAAGAGGTGAAAAAATGCTACAATTTGAATTTAATGGTCATACTTCTGATGAATATGGATTGATTGTGACTAGAATAGAAGAAAATGATACTCTTGTAAATCGTTCTTTGCAATTAGGAGAAAAGAACAAATATCGACCAAAAGAAAATCAGTTCGGAACATTATATGGTGATAATTATTCATTCAAAATGGGCGTAATGAGAAATCCATGCAGAAACAAAAATGTAGTTCCAGAATTAAAAAATGGAATTTTAAAATACGATTCAACATATACTCCATATTTAGATAATGGAATTTTAAAATTTTCTATGAATTATACAGCTGATATAAAAAATGGAATTATTATTCCAAATGATTCTGATTATTTAACTTCAAATAATATTAGAATCATTAATGCATGGTTAACATCCCCTCAATATCCAAGGCTTCTTAAATTTATTGGAGACGATTATTTTTCAGAAGAAATCGAATTTTTTGCTACAATTACAGAGGTATCTACAGAACATGCATCTCTTCCATATGAACTAACATACACAGTAACTTGTGATAGTCAATGGGGATATACTCCTCTTATTTTATGTAAAACAACTTCCTCTTCTACTCTTCCTAGAGAATATTCTATCCAGAACAATTCTGATTGTTGGGAAGATTATGTATACCCCACAATTAAAGTTTCTCCAAAATCTCATGGGATAATTACTATAAAGAATAAAACCGATAATGATAGAACAATGAAAATTAATGCATTAAAAAGTGATGATTTCTATATAGATTGTAGAAATTTAAAAATTTATGACATCACAAATTCTATTGTATCATTTGAAGACTTAGGCATTGAGAATATAGATGACATTTATTGGCCTCGTCTTGCTTACGGAGAAAATATCTTTGAATTTACAGGTGATGCTACATTTGAAATATCATACAGAGAACCAAGAAAGGTTGGTGCCTTTGCATGAGAATGACTCATAACTATGATGTTTATGGAAATACAGAATCTGCAATCATTTATTTGGCTAAACCTGGGAAACGATTCTTTTGTGCATTAGGCGGAATTGATACTTCTACTGTTTCTGTTACGCTAAGAACTAATAATACTGCAGAATTAACTTTCACAGTTGATAAATATGTAGATGGCGTAGAATCTCAGGGATATGAAGAACTTGATGAAATGATGGAATTGTATTGTGACGGAATCTGGTATAAAATTATGGATCCTCCAACAGAGACAAATGACGGAACACAATGCACAAAGGATATTACCGCCGAATCATATGAAATCTCTCTTACCCAGTATAAATTGAAAAATTTTAAAATTAATATGGGCGAAGAAGATTCTTATGAAATGATGTACCAAAAAAATCATGACACAAGTAAATTTTATCAAATTAAATTTTATAATCCAGAGAATGAAGATTTAAGTTTTCTGCATATTGTGCTGAAGCATGCAGATGTACCTGGATGGAAGATCGGATATGTAGATAACATCACTCCGGATGATGATAAGGTATTACTTCCGAATGAAATTTGTAATTTCGATGTGGACGATCAAAATGTATATGCGTTTTTCACCCAAACTGCTGCTCCTGCATATAAATGTGTTTTTGAATTTGATACCGAAAATTTATTAATTAATGTATATAAGCCGGATAGTTTAGGTAAAGATACAAATGTAGTACTTGGTTTTCGTAATATTCAAGATAGCGTAACAATATCAAGAGACGACAGTTTGGTAACACAATTTTATGTTGATGGACTTGACGATTACAATATCGATCTCGCAAATTTTGGAAACTCTGTAATTACAGATTGTTCTCATTTTTGTCGTGAACCATATATGAACATCGTTCTACAAGAAAAATATACAGCTTGGCAAAAATACATAGAATCAAGAAGAGATGAATACTGTAATTTATCTAGGGAGTATAATAAAAATCTTGACATTCTTGCTGAATTGATGAATAGAGTCCCTATTGATACTGCTCAGACAAATTGGTTCGGACAAAAAGTTGAAGATCTAAAAGATGCATATGATTCAAACATGGCTATAATCAAAGGTCTTGAGTCTATTCATGTTGATGAAGAAGGAAATTTTGATCTTGAAGATTTGAAAAACTCATCCGATTGGCCTATGTACGAATCAATCATGAACTATACTCTTCCATCCATTGTGGCTGCGTTACAAGCTCAAGACGAAACTATAGAGGGTTTCGGTAAAGGAAACATCATCTCATGTGTAAATCCAGTTGTATTAGGTCAAGATTGGTATATGGTAGGTTCCGGAACTTCTTCGTTCCAAACAGTACAAATTAATGACGCACCTGCATACGGAATTACTCGTGGAGTTAAAGTAACCGGTACAGATGGTGGTATCTATCAACACAATATCAGTATCGAACCATCTCAGAGATATACTCTTAGTTGTTTTGTAAAAGGATCCGGTACATTTTATCTTGGTTATAATAACACCGGTGAGGACAGAAAGAATATTTCTTATAACATCACATCTTCTTGGACCAGAGTTTATACTTCTTTCAATCTAACATCACATCTTATTGATGTGGCATTTACAGGAAGTTCTGACTTTATTGTCTGTGGTATGCAGCTTGAAATGGGAGATGCCCCATCTCAATTTGGATACTTTACTCAGTCTGAAACAATCATGAAAGCGTATGAAACAGATTGGAAATTATACGGCATTGCAGAATTAAAAACTAAAATTGCCATATATGATTCATGTATCAAGGAACTAAAAAAGAATGGATATGCAGATGGATATAATCCTCTTTCTGGATACGAAGAGGCATATTTCACTCAAATGCATCAGAAATATCTGGATTATTTGAATTTAAAAGATCAGGCTGAGACTGCATTAAAGGAACGTCAAGCTGAATATGATACGGCTAAGAAACCTGAAATTCAAGAAAAACGAAACCAGATTGCCAAAGATGTTTTAATGGAAAATTTTGGTAAAGTACAGGAAAAATATCCAGCGTTTACAGATAAGGAAACGTATATTATTAAGAGCCTGTATAATCAAGCAACTTATTCAAATGAAAATATTATTATTACGACTCTTGATAGTACAGTTGATGCAGTCGATAAAGCGATTACATTATATAAAGATGCTGTAGAAGAATTGTATGTAGAATCTCATCCACAATATACTTATACAGATGAAATTGGAAATATTTATGCTCTTCCAGAATTTAGAGAATATCATGATCAGCTTGCAGTAAATGATTTTGTTCGATTAGGACTATCTGATACACGATATGTAAAACTTCGTGTTGTAGAAATCAGATATAATCCTTGTGATATGGATGAAACGATGGAAGTTACTTTTTCCAACATGGTCCAATATAAATCAAAATTAACAAATGATAACGAATTTTTAACAAACGCATTAAATCAGACCTCTGACAGAACCGGTGGTCGTGTTAATTCAGTCAACAAATCTTCTACTTCTGATTATGTCATCACATCAGAAGCTATTAAACAAATCTTTTCAAATCCTCTATTCAATTCAATGTTAGGTGGAACAACTACTGGTGGAACTGGATCCGGTGGTACTATTACTGCTGATACAATTATTGCAGAACTCGTGAAAGCAAAAGAAGGTGTATTTGATAAGCTTACTGTTGATACTGCTTTCATGAAATATCTCGATGTAAAACTTATTTCCGCAGATAAGATCACAACTCGTATTCTCGAAGCGGAACAGGCAAATATTGAAAAGCTGTCAGCTAAGATTATAGAATCTAATCAGATTAATGCTGATATGATTAATGTAAAAAATCTTCTTGCAGGTCATGCAGGAGTTGGAGAATTACATACAATTCATCTTACTGTAGAAAATGCAGAAATTGATCAGGCTGTTATTACTAATCTCATCGCAAAGAAAATTGCAGTTGGAGATTTAATGGCTCAAAATGCTCTTGCAAATCAAATTGTACTTATCTCTAAAGACAATAAACCTACTATTGCATTTCAAGAAAGTACTCAACAGTTTTATGATTCCAAAGGAAATGTTCGTGTGCAGATTGGTATGGACGGTAAAGGGGATTTCAACTTTATTGTTAAAAATGGAGACAGAGCCGCTTTATTTGATGAAAATGGTATTACCCAGACAGGTATTCCAGATAATACAATTCTTGGAGACATGATTAATAACGCCACCATTACCAAAGACAAACTTGGATTTCAAATCATAGAACCAAATGAACAAGGTGGTATTGACATCACTAATATTTATGATGGCAAAGGAAATCAATGGTGGGGAATAGAAAAGACGACTATTACAGATGACTACACAAAGCAGATTAAGAATGTTACAGATACTCTGACCGGACAAATCGAAACTAAGGTTAGTAATACTCAATATCTTAAAGATCAAGAATCTATCCGAACAGATTTTTCTGATATCAAACAAAATGTTTCTGGGATTACATCTACTGTAAGCAGTATGCAAACAGATCTTTCTGAAGCTCAAGAAAAAATTAAAGCAAACACCTCTTCTATTACTCAGAATGCAGATAAAATCAGTTTTATGGTAACTGGTGACAAAGAGTCTGAGTTCACAGTTACTGATAAATTTATTCAGATGATTTCTGACCATATTAGCATTGATGCCAGCACCATTGACATTAATGGTATTATCACTGCAATGAATACACACACTGGACCAGGTAAAACTAAAATCGACGGTGGTATTATTGAAACCAATACTATTACTGCTGATTCTATTAAAGTTGATGCAATCAGATCAAAAATATTTGAAGATGATCTGACATCTAATTATTCACTAAAAGGTATCTGGTTTGATTTATCAGAAAACGGTGCTATTAAAGGTAAAAATTTTGCTGTTGATTCTAATGGTAATGCTTATATTCGTGGTGACAGCACTGTTGAGGGAACCATTATAGCTAATAAAGGTTATATTGGTGGTATTGGCGGTTTCCATATTGAAGCGGGAAAACTATATTCTGGTATGGATACCTTTCCTGAACAACCAACATCAATATCAAAAGATAAAAATGTGTATATTGGTACAGACGGAATTGCTCTTGGTAGTGGAAACTTCAGAGTTGATTCAAATGGTAAGCTTTATGCTAACTCTGGTACATTCTCAGGAACTATTTACGCTGATGGAGGAACTATTGGCGGTTGGAATATATCTGCAAATTCATTAAGCAACAGAGACGGATCCATAAGTTTAAATCCTGATGGTTTAAAACTTGGCAATCAGTTAAATGTAGATAATCAAGGGAATGCAACTTTTGGTGGTAAACTATCAGCTGCTACCGGAAGTTTTTCTGGTGAATTAGTTGCAGCAACAGGTAGCTTTTCTGGAGAATTAAAAGCTGCAAGAGGTAGTTTTAAAGGAGAACTTTCTGGTGCAACTGGAAGTTTTACAGGTAGTGTTATTGCTACATCTATTACTGCAAAGCAATCATATTCTATTTATTATAACGATGTTGGAACTGGTGAACCAACTGATTCAGTACAAGTAATTACTGCATTTGACTGGGGAACTAATACAACTCAAATTGGATTTGGGTTGATAGATTCATCTTTAGACTCTTCAAAAATGCATGGAATGCTTCTGATAAAAGAACAAGGCGCAAGAGTTCTAACATTAATTGCAGATGATATTAATACAAATGGATGGTTAAATGTTAATAAACTTAATATTACTGATTCATTCGGACAGTATAAAGGAGTGCCATATAAATCAATTATGTGGAAACCAACAGACACATTTGACTTTAATGGTTATAATCATCATCACACTATTCTTCCTTATAAAAACGGTAACTTTGCAGTAGGTATGGAAAGTACGACTACAGGAATGTTATCTATTAGTTTATTACCATATTTGTTATCAACTGAAACCGATGCATATGGTAATATTACAGTAAGTAAAACTAAAGATACTACTTCTCAGATAAGCATTGGAGCAACAGCTAATCCATATGCATGTATTTATGTAGATGCTATTTATCTTACTGGTGATAAAAAAACTTATACTTCACTGGCTAATTTAGGTGAAGGCGGCACAACTAATTATAATGGACTTACAAATAAACCTAAAATTAATAATGTTGAATTGGCAAGCGGAAATAATACATTATCTAATTTAGGGATCGCTGCACGATCACATTCCCATTCTAAGTTGAATAACAGTTCTCCTGTAGATTATAAAGGATTTGGTCATTGTCATACCGTAATTATGAATAGTAATCATAATATGTGGGTTGCAATTAATAACGATGGTACACCCGCATTAACTCCATATAAATTAAAAACATCAACTAGCTATACAGATGTTGATACATATTCGTTGGAAAAAGGCGGAACTTGTAACCTCGGAAGTACAGATGCTCCTTGGAATGCTGTATATGCTAAGAATTACTATGATGAATATGGAAATAAGATTTCTACAGGCGGTGGTTCAATTAGTCTTAAAATTGATGGAGTTACACGTAGTTCTGGATTCACGAATTATAACCTTGCAACGCAAGATTGGGTGGCTGGTAAAGGATATTTAACTCAACATCAATCTCTTTCTGGATATGCTACTACAAGTTGGGTATCTAATAATTTTGCTCCTAAAGGTTCTGGTGGTGGAACAACTTATTATGCTGGTTCGGGCATTTCTATTTCCGGAACTACTATTTCTGTTGATTATAATGATTTATATGTAAGAAAAATATATCATAGTTCGGATACTTCATATTATGCAGGAGTTACATCAAATGGGTCTGCAAGATATTTTGGTTGTAATTATGATCAAAGTTTAAATTTAGGAGACACAAGTTGTAAATGGAAAAATATTTGGGGGAAAAATGGAAATATAACAGGCTCTGATGAAGAGTTAAAAACACAAATGTCAAAAATTAACGATATTCCAAATATAGAATCTATTTATATGAAATTAAATCCAATAAAATATAAATATAAAAATTTTGATTCAGAAGAAGATCATGATAGATTTCATTTTGGATTTGGAGCAAGAGAAACTGAAAAAATATTCAATGATAATAATTTAGATACAAGTGATTATGGATTAATTTGTAAAGACATTTTACTCAAACCAAATAAAGCAGGTAATATTGTTGAATACGCATTAAGATATGGCGAATTTATTGCTCTCAACACTCACATGACACAGAAAGCCCATCATCGTATTGACTCTCTCGAATCTGAAAATCAATCCCTTAAGAATGAAATTCTTATGCTTCAGGGACAGCTCTCTCTCATTACTCAACGACTACAAAAAATGGAGGAAAAGTTATGTTAAAAATTAGTGAAACAAGAAATGTATCCGGTCAGGTTATGATCGGTGAAGGTGAAAACTCAAAGCAGATTGCTTATCTTAATGCATCTGTTAGTAAAGATGGAAATGTAAATATCAATAAATCCATTCAAGATGGTGAAGCATTCAAAGCTAATAAAGAATCAGTTCTGAAAGACTTTACAGAGTTTGAAACATACGTATATGGAATTATTCCTGAATAAATAAGAGGCCATGAGCAATCGTGGTCTTTTATTATGTAAAGAAGGTGAAATATTTGACCAGTCGAGAATATGAACTTGAATTAAAGAAAATTAAAGCCCAAAATCGGCAGATTGAAATGAAACGAAATCTGAAGGCAGCAAAGGTTAAGAGATTCAATATTCCAAGAGTCTCTACAAGTAAATTGATACTTGTTGCTGTACTTTTACTTAATCTACAGATTATTCATTTTGTAGAAAAAGCAATCATGACCTATGGAGATTTATCTGCTCTCTACGCTCTCATTGCTATTCCAGCAACACTCGTCCCTACAGTTTGGGCTTATTATGCAAAGGCTCGTGCAGAAAACTGCACAGGAGGCATTACTTATGATTCTGCAATGGAACAACTTAGACAGCAAAACTCTTCAGATGATGAAGCAGTCGGTTAGGAGGAAATTATGGACATCAAACAGGGTATTCAGGACGTATTATATCTGATCATTACTGGTATTCTTCCACTTCTTATTACTTATGGAATCCTCTTCCTAAAAGTAAAGATTAAAGAACAGGAAAAGAACTTGGAGAATGATCAGCTCGTGAAATATATAGATGCTGCTACTGATGCTATTAGTAAAGCAGTGCTTACAGTTAATCAGACTTATGTGGATTCATTAAAGAAACAGGGTAAGTTTGACGAAGAAGCTGCCAAGACAGCTAAACAGATGGCTATTGATAAAGCTAAGGCTTTGATTACAGAAGATTCTAAAGCGGCTATCGAAACATTATATTCTGACTTTGAAGCATATCTAAATGATGCTATTGAAGAACTCGTCAGAGAAAATAAAGTTACATATTAATATAAAAGGAGTACAAGGATTATGAAAAAAGTTATTGTAAATGCAGACATTATGGCAATGTATAAAACATTAAATTCTATGAAGAGTCGTGCGGATTTAATCGCAGGAGATGTTGATGTATTCTGGGCGAATACAATGAACCTGAAGACTCTTAAGGCGCAGGTAGATAAAATCTCAGAGGTTGAGCAGGAGTTAGTTGATTCTTATTTTACAGAGGAAAACTCACATTCTATTGTTGACGAGAACGGTAATGAAACAGGAAATCGTGCTCTTAATGATGACATAAAAGATAAAATCATCCCTGAAATTCAAGAAGGTCTGCAGAAAATTTATGATAAAACATGTGAACTTGATGTTGAGATGATTCCAGAGGAATCTCTCAAGAAAATGCTTAAATCTAATGAAGACAAACTGTCTATGCTCGATATGACAGTACTATATGAATTTGTAGAAAAAGGTGAGTAATAATGGCAACATATATTCAGGGAATTCAAACCTCTGTTGGTGTTGTTAAGTATGATTATAATTATCTGGCTAATCTCCCTGAATCAGATATGACATTATCTAAACAGGGTGCATTCGCTGATGCCCTTGTTGTTGGAAGAAAACTTACTCAGCTGGGAGCTGATGTGGATAAATTGAAAGAATCTATGACTGCCGTACAGAAATCTATCTCTGATCTGCAGTCTGCAGATTCTTCTTCTAACACTTCAATTGAACAGATCAATACATCATTACTTAGCATGACCAATAATATCGAAACAATACAGAACAATATTACTACTTTGACTCAGAATACTGCTGAGATCAAGAAAAGTGCTGATAATGCGAATTCATCAGTCACAACACTGCAGGAAACTATTAAGTCACTACAGACTAGAATTGAAGCTTTAGAAAAAACTCAGACTAAATAAGGAAGGAGGCAGTTATGTATACACTAAAAATTACAGATGAAAATACTGTTGTAACAACAGTCAAAGAATCAATTGTGGAAAGAAGTAATTATGTAGATAAGATTCAGATTGTAACAAGTAAAATGTATCGGGAACAGATTGATATGTCAGATACAACTGTTTATATGAAGTATAAGCTCCCGGTGTCAGACAAAATTAAAATGACACAACTTATTATAAATAATCTTGAATATGAACAGAATTATATTCAGTATTTAATTCCTGTCGATGCAGCACTTACTGCTGAAGCCGGGGATATCGAAGTATCTTTCACGTTCTTAAAACTTGTTGCTAATGAAGATGGAACATACACTTCTTATATTCGAAAAACCACATCAGGTGTTATTCATATTACTCCACTTGTACAATTTGATAAATATGAACCTTCTGAATTGTTTACTGAAATTGATCAGAGGCTCCTTGCTATGGAAGGAATGATTAAAGATCTCAATGCTCAGAATAAAGCGACTTATGAAGGTATGGTAAAAGATATTCGTCTTAATACAGAAGACAGAAAAATCACTTTAACAGACAGAAATGGTGAAGATACCGGAAATGGTATCGTTGTAAAAGATCTTTCTGCTATGGTAGCCGAAGATATGACAGGTAAAGATCCTGATGGCACACAGGATGGAGTTGTTCATCTTGATCAGGTTGTCGATCTGGATAAATTATTAAAGTAAAGGAGTCATGATATGTCATTTAAAGATTCTAAAATTGCTGCTGCGGCTAATTCGGCAATGACTTTGAGTGCTGAGTTAGCCGTAGACACTGAGGAATATACATTATGTACTGATGGTCGTTATGAAGTATATACCAAATATCAAGACAATGCATATTCAACAGTGGATAACTTAAAAAATATTGCCGTTGATGCTACACAGATTAATATTATGCAGGAAGAAAACAGCCAGTATATGCCATTTAGGATTCCAAGATATTGGGATGGTATGGATCTTATGGATATGCTCATCCAGATAAGATATGAATCTGTAGCTGAGAAAAAAGGTAAAGTAGCGACAGTTATCAATGTAGCTTCCAACAATACTTATATTCGATTTGGTTGGTTGATTGATGCTGCTGTTACAGCAAATGCCGGAGATATAATTTTTGAAATTATGGCTACTGGCGTAAATGAAAAAGGAAACAATTATATTTGGAGAACCAAACCAAATGGTAAGTTTACTGTTCTTCAAGGATTAAATTATGACGGAATCATTGAACCTTCTGAAGATTGGTATACAAGTTTTGTAAATATGATTCTTGGTCATGTAGCCGAAGCAAAACAATACGCAGATGAAGCAAAAGCTTCTGCTGCTTCTATTAATGTAGATGATATAAAGGCAGATGTAAAAACATCTGTTATGAATGATCTTAATGGAACAGTAACTGAATCTCTGAAAGCATATTATACAAAAACAGAAGTTGATACAAAAGTCAAAGAATTAAACACTGCTATTTCCGGTATTGACAGTTTAAAGAACTTAAAAGTTGAATATGACAACGCAACTGGAAATTTAGTGTTTAAAGATGGAACGGAACCTATTGGAGAACCTATTACTATTAACAGTCTTGCAAACCTCATAGTTGAGTATTCTGTTGTCAATGGAAAAGGTTCATTAGTATTCAAAGATGGAGAAACTATTATTCAGACTGTAGAACTTAGTTCTATTGAGCCATCTGCTGAGTGGAGAGCTGCATTGAAGCAGGAACTTGAAGCAGAAATGGACGAGAAAGATACAGTAATCTCTAATCGAATTGGTCCACTTGAAACAGCTAGAACTGAAATCGAAAAGAATGTAAATGCCAATACTACTGCTGTCTCAGAGATAAAAACTACTATTTCAAACATTGAGAAAAAAGTAGAAAGTGCTACTACAAAATCTGATGAGGCCAAAAATGCTGTAGATATCTTGAAACAAAATATGACTTCTTATGATACTCAGTTTGAAGGAATTAATACAGATATTACAGATGTTAAAGCCGCCATTGAAGAAATCAAGAAAAATCCTGCGGCTGCAGAGTACGATGTTACATACGAAAATAGTATTTTTACATTTTTAAAGGATGGAGAAATCCAGAAAAGCTTTAAAATTGAAGGTGGTGGAGGATCTTCCTCAGATACTACTACTATTACTATTGAAAGAATCACAAATGCAGATGCTATTTTCTTACTTGGTTCAAAAGCAATTATTGAATATAGTTTTTCATCTGTAGATAATACTGGTGATACAACTGGAGCCGGTACTGCTGTGTGGAAAGTTGGTAATACTATTGTAGCTACGAATACGGCTGCGCAAGGAAACAATAGTTTTGATATTACTGAATATCTTAATGTCGGTGCAAATACTATTAGATTAACTATTACCGACAGTTTTGGGACACTTGCCACTAAGACATGGACTGTTACTATTGTAGAATTCAAACTTGAAAGCACATTTGATGATACTTTGTTATATACAAATACAGATGTAGTATTTAGGTATACACCTTACGGAAATGTCAATAAGACTCTTCATTTTATTCTTGATGGAAAAGACTTAGGCACTGTTGAAACTCAGTCCTCCGGCAGAATTATGTCTTATAATATTCCTAAACAGGAACATGGCAGCCATTTACTCAAAGTATATATGACTGCGACAATTAACAATAAAGAAATAACCTCAAATACTATTTGTAAGGATATCATTTGTGTTGATCCTACAAATAGAACTCCTATTATTGGATGTGCTCAACAGGAATTTACAGCACAACAGTATCAGGCAACAAGTATTAAATATGTTGTATATGATCCTGATCACAATCCAGCCTCTGTAAAACTATCAATTGATGGTAAAGTACAGAGCACTCTTTCTGTAAATCGTTCTGCTCAAATCTGGAGTTATAAGTCATCCACTGAAGGAAAACATAACCTGACCATCTCATGTCGTAAAGTGACTAAGATTTTATCAGTTAATATCACTAAACTTGATATTGATGTTGAACCAATCATAGCCAACTTAGCATTTGATTTTAACCCTGTTGGAAAATCCAATGGAGATACCGACAGACTCTGGACCGATAAAAATAACTCTGCTATTACTCTTTCAGTATCAGATAACTTTGACTGGGATAATGGTGGATACCAGATTGATGCTTCTGGAAACCAGTATTTCTGTGTAAAAGCTGGAACAACTGCTCAGATTAATTATAATCTCTTCGGAAAAGACCCGAAACAGACTGGTTCTGAATTCAAATTTGTATTTAAGACTCAGAATGTTCGCAATGCTTCTGCTACTTTCTTATCATGTATTGATGGTACTGAAGGCTCTGACGTAGGTATTAAAATGGATGTTCATGAAGCATACGTGAACACTTCTACTGACAGCTTATATTTTCCATATAGCGAAGAGGATATTATTGAATTTGAATATAATATCAATACAATTGATACAAAAGACACATCTGCAACTTCTATCATTATGACTTATGAAGACGGAGTTGGAGGAAGACCTCTTATTTATGATAATTCTCATAGACTGCACCAGTATTCTCCTGTTCCGATTACTATCGGTTCTCCGGATTGTGATGTGTTGATTTATAGAATGAAAGCTTATTCTGCTTCTCTCACAGATTCTGACATTCTTGCTAACTTTATTGCAGATGCCAGAGATTCAGATGAAATGATTGCAAGATATAATAGAAACCAGATCTACAATGACAACAATGCTCTTACTCCAGATTCTGTAGCTAATGCTTGCCCGAATCTAAGAGTAATCAAAATTGAAGCGCCGCATTTCACAAATGACAAGAAGGATTTTGTTAAAAATACTTCTATGGAATGTATTTATAAGAATGGGGATCCTAAATTAGATAACTGGAAATTTATTAACTGTTTCCACGCCGGACAGGGAACTACAAGTAATGAATATGGTTTTGCTGCCAGAAATATTGATGTTATTTGTTGTGCGGATGGTGTACATCAGATCAATAGTAAGATTCCTCTTGATCCTAACTATAAAACAGAGTTAGTTCTTGGTGATGGCACAAAATATGAGGACGGAACTGGTAAGATTAGTCTTACAAGAAACTCTGTTCCAAATAATTGGTGGAATTTTAAAGTAAATGTAGCATCTTCAAATATGGCAACTAATGCATTAGGACAGAAGAGATTCAACGACTTTTTACCATATGAAAGTCCTGCGGTACGTAGAGATCCTAAAGTTAAAAACTCTATGGAATTTGTCAACTGTGTAATCTTTATTAAAGAATCTGATCCTGATATTACTACTCATAGAGAATTTCAGGATACAGACTGGCACTTCTACTCTCTCGGTAATATGGGAGATTCAAAGAAGACTGATATTACAAGAGCTTATGATCCAGAGGATATGAAAGAATTCTGTATTGAAATCAGTGACAATACTCTTCCAAACTCTGCATTCCAGACCGGTATAACAAACCAAGATGGAACTATGAAATATCCTATCAGTAAAGCTGAATGGAAAACTGGTAATACAGCATATGATGCTCTGTATAATAACTGGGATGGATCATTTGAATTCAGATATGATTGTTGCGGCGATTCTAAGGATGGTTCTGCTCTTACTTCTGATGAAGCAAAAAAGAAAATACGTACAGATAACAAACAGATTTGGAGAGACTTCTATGAGTTTGTAATTACGTCTAGTGATAAAGAATTTAAAGATGGCTTGAAAGATTGGTGTATTCAGGATGCAATGCTCTATTTCTATTTAGTTACACTCAGATATAGTATGATTGACAATAGAGCCAAGAATGTTTTCCCGCATTGGGCAAAACATTATATCACTCAGGAAGAAGCTACAACTATGGGTGATAAAGCTAAATATTATACTATAGATGATGATGCGGCTGCTCTGCATAATGGTTATAGATTTGATCTATGGGCATATGATATGGACACTCAGCTTGGTATTAATAATTCAGGTGAGCTGTCATTCCCATATGGTAAGGAAGATACTGACTATAAAGAAGAAGGAAATCCTTCATCTGGTTATGTTTTCAATGCTGCTGAATCTGTATTGTGGTGTAGAATACGTGATGTATTTACACAAGAATTAAGAAATATGTATCAGTCTGTAGACTCTAACTGTTGGTCTGATTCTCATTTAATTAATGAGTATGAGGCTTGGCAGAGCCAGTTCCCAGAAGAACTTTGGAGAATCCACTATGAAAGATTATATCTGAGAACATATCGTGCTGGAACAGTAAGATTCCTTAATGAGATGATGAATGGACGTGGAAAATATCATCTCAGACAATGGGAACGTGACCAGCATATTTATATGGGAACGAAATTCTTACATACAGATGTAAAGTCTGATCAGATTATGTTCAGATGTAATACTCCTAAGAAAGTTGTAGTTAAACCAGATTATACTCTGAAGATCATTCCTTATTCTGATATGTATATTTCTGTACTTTATGGTAATTCACCAGAAACTACTCAGGTACGTGCAAAAGCCGGACAAGAATATCAGATTACTACGGACTTAACAAATATGGATGATACAGCTATTCTTATCTATGCTGCATCAAGAATTGAGGCACTAAATGACCTCTCTGCTTGTTATATTCATGATAATGATTTCTCAAAGGCTTCTAAGCTGAAAACTCTTATCATTGGTAATAATACAGCTGGATATCAGAATACTTTTATGACATCTCTTAATATGGGTAATAATACTCTTCTTGAAACTTTGGATATTCGTAATTGTCCAAATCTTACAGGATCTGTTAACCTGTCTGCATGTGAAAATCTTATTAATCTTTATGCTGATGGAACTATTGTAACATCTGTATTATTTGCTAATCATGGTAAGATTGCTCATGCTTCTCTCCCATCTTCTATCAACACTCTTACACTCAAGAACCTCAAAGACTTAACTGATCTTAAGGTTGCAGGATACGATAATTTACAGACATTTGTATGTCAGAATTCTATCGTAGATGCTCTTGCTATCTTAAATGCTGCTATTAATACTCTTCGTACCGTAACAATTACTGGTATCTCATGGAATCTTGATGATACTACGCTTCTTCTGAAATTATCAAAACTTGCCGGTATTGATGATAATGGCGCTACTACTGAGCAGTCAATTCTTACTGGATCTGTTCATGTTCCTGTAGTCAGACAGCAGGAATATAAAGAATTTGTTGGTTCTGAAGATGAACCTGGAATCTGGACAGACCTTGTTCTTACTTACGATTCAATCATTACTCAATTCAAAGTTACATTTATAAATGATGATGAAAGTAATACTATCCTTGATATCCAGTACGTAGATAAAGGTGGAAACGCTGTTGATCCTACTACAAGAGAAGTTAATCCGATTCCTATTCCTACAAAGAAAAGCACAATTAAGCTTGATTATACCTTCAAAGGATGGGAAGGTTCAATGACAGGAATCTTTGCTGACAGAACTATTACTGCTATATATGACAGTAAAATCCGTGAATATACTGTAAAATATGTTTCTAAAGGATTATCTCTTCAAGAATCTACTGCCCAGTATGGTTCTTATGTAAAATATACAGGTGATACTCCTGTATATACTGCTGAGGAATCTGCTTATAAGTACAATCTGTTTAAAGGATGGGATAAGTCAGGATTTGTCGATGGAAATAAAACGATCAATGCAGTATATGAAACCTGCGAATATGTAGATGGATATTTTGATGGTAAGGATCTGGCCAATATGACACAGGTTGAGCTTTATACTCTTATGAAAATGGGACTTGAAGCAAAATCATTATCATTAAAAGATACATTAGATTTCAAACTTGGTGTTGATTATAGCTATGGCGACATTGAAGAGCATGAAGTTATTTCAGCTGCGACTAAATTTGATGGAACAAACTATATTGACACCGGATTAAAGATCATGGAAAAAGACAGAGACTTTACGATTGCTATTGACTTTGAATTCGATACAGACAATAGTGTAAATTCTACTCTTGCACAGTGCTTCCAAGGTGACGGTTCTAATGGATTTAGACTCTGGTATTCTCAGGAACCTCGTTTCTCATGGAATACTGATAGTATAACTCCATCTGCTGGAACAAATCGAGAGATTATTGTATTCCGTCATGAAGCTGGAAGTCAGAAGCTTTATGTATACAATTCAAACATGACTGGGAAAGAAGTGTCTTCTACTACTCTGAATGCGATTAGGATTCCAGAGCATAGTTCCACTCTCGTATTTGGATGTTCTAAAGCTGACGACGGAGCATATGAAAACTTTGCAAAAGGCACTGTACATTGGGCTAAAGTCTGGTACGCAGATCTTGGTGAAGAACAATGTATGGATATTGCTGCATGGATCCACGAAATAATCCCTATGGAAGTGGCTAAGTTTAAAGGATATTATCTGTCTGACGTTGCTTCAAAGAGAGCTAACATTACATTTGTTGCTTCAAACCTGTTAGGTACTGAAAAGCCTTATAATAATAAGAGCACAAATGCAGGTGGATGGGCTGAATCTTCTCTGAACACATGGCTGAATACACGTTTGCTTAAAGCTATTTCTCCTTTATGGAAAGCTCTGATCAAACCTGTAAAAGTATACTCTTCTATTGGTAATAAATCAAATGATACATCCGTATCTAATTGCAGATTCTATGTTCCATCTCTGTACGAAATTGATCCTACTGCTACTTCTGAACCATATATTTCTGAAACAAATGCTCCTATTGCTTATTTCACAGATGATGATACCAGAAAGAAAGCAAATTCTTCTACTCCTACGGAGTATAAATCTTACTGGACCAGATCTCCAAATGCTACAGTTGCAAACTGGCTGTATACAGTCAATGAAGCCGGTGGAACATATGGGTTCTCTTATCCAGGACAGAATTCTGGAATCTTACTTATGTTCTCAATTTCAAGTGAGGGGTAACCATTCCCATCTTATAAGGAGGATATCACATGTATTATAAAGTAATCAAAAATGATGAAGTCGTAGATGTCCTTAATCATATCCTGTATATCAAATATCAGGAGAAACATAGTCTGTTGCTTCTATGTGATATCACAGAAGCACAGGCTATTTTAAGTTCAGACGGAAAATATGGATGGCACATTAAAGGTCTCTATAATTTTCCGCCTGATAATGACATCTATGCAATAAAAGAAATTTCAAAATATGAATATGACAAATTGAAGAGGTGATCACAGCATGGCGTTAATTCCAACCTGGTATTCTGCATCAACTAAGCAAATTGCAGAAAAGGCTTTACAAAGAGGGGTGCTAAAATACCCAGGACTTTGTTACATCCAAGACAGTAAGAGTATAGCGTGGGTGACCATCGACAACACATTAGAATATGTCAAAGGAGATAAACAGATTACAGATGTAAAATGCATCGGATCAAATCTTATGTTTTTCTCTGGAGATAAACTGCTTTTCTCTTATGACATATCTATGACTGATGAAGATAAAGATCATATTATTGAAGAGGTCAAGAAAACAATCGGATTGGATAATTATGTCAAATCTTCTGAGCTTTCTACTCTTTTAGATAATATAATCGGTAATCTTGAAGATAAGTCCACTGTTGTAGACTATATCAACAGCTTATCTTATAACAAATTATTTGACGTACCTATTGTAAATCTTATAGGTACACTTACTGTTCCTGTGAAGATATCATCACTCGATGATGGTATTTATAAAGTAAAAGGCCAATGTATCATTGGCGGAAACAATACTACTGTTCAATCTTCTGCAGACGATGTTCTGTATCTTGTATCTCATGATGCTGATACTTCCAGCACAACAATCACAAAAATGCAAGGAAAATCTATTACATTGTATTTCATTCAGCAAGATGGTGAATATACGACTGATCGTTATGTCACTGAAAGCTGGATTAATGAACAGAATTTTGCAAGTGCTGATTCTGTAAAAGAATATGTTTCAAATATCATTGAAGAAACTGTTCTGGATGTTTTAGATGAACATATTGACTCTGCTTTAGACCGAAAACTCGGAGGTATTGATTCCAAAGATTTAACAAACATATTTCAAGGAGGAAACTAATTATGGCAAAATTACAGTTCGCTACACTTTCTAATCTTCAAGAGTTTTTAAATCTGCATAACGTACAGATCGACTCTAAAATCAGTGAAGCTGTTAAAAGCTCAATTAAAACAGTATCTCAGTCAGAAGACGGATACACACTTTATTTTTACACAAAAACTGCTCCAGTAACTATTGATGAAGCAGCATTCACTATTACTATTCCTCAGCCAACAGGTAAGGCAGATAAAGTAAAAGGAGCTATTTCCGGACATCTTGCAGGTCTTGATGCTAATGGTAATCTGGTAGATTCTGGAAAGGCAGCTACAGATTTCGATGCAGCCGGAGCTGCTAACACAGCAAAAACAGAAGTAATGTCTTATGTTGGTACTATTCCTGCTGATGCAAAAGCTAAAGATGTAGTTAATTACATCAAAGAAGCAGTTACTGCTGGTAAATATGATGATTCTGCATTAAAAGCAAGCGTTGCAGCTAATACAGCAGCTATCGGTACTCTGAATGGTACAGGCGATGGTTCTGTAAAGAAAGCTGTTGCAGATGCAGTCGCTAAAATCGTCGCAGATGCTCCAGAAGCATATGATACACTGAAAGAGATTTCTGATTGGATTTCTACACATACATCTGATGCTGCTACAATGAATTCTCAGATCAAAACAAATAAAGAGGATATCACAAAGCTGAAGACTCTTATCGGTACTCTTCCAGAATCTGCTACATCTAAAG